CAGATTTGGGTTCGGGGTGAGGGATTCGAACCCTGCCGAGGGGGTGCGACACCCTCCGAGGGAGCGGGAAAGACCGGCAGATCCACCGGCCACACCCTACCCCATCGGCGGCTCCGAGGGGGGCTCGGAGGGGCGTGGGACAATCCCTGGGACGTTGCGCGCGGCGCTCGCGGCGGCCGTCGCAGCGGGCGACTATGCGACCGCCGAGGGCCTGCTCGCGCTGCTCAGGACAGCGGACCGTCCGCCGGCCGAGGTGGTCGACCTGGCGGCGCGTCGAACCGGAGGCGCACGGTGAGCGCTCGCCTCTGCGGCTGGTGCCGCACCGCCCCCCTCACCGACGTCCGCGCGATCTACTGCTCGCGCCGCTGCCGCCAGACGGCGTTCCGGTTGCGTCGCTCAGCTGCTCTGGGCGACGGATGGGCGACGCCCGGCCGCTTCGCCTACGCCGACCCTCCCTACCCGGGTCTGTCGGCGAAGTACTACCGCGACGAGTCGACCTTCGCGGGCGAGGTCGACCACCGGGCCCTCGTCGCGTCGCTGGAGGCCTCCGGCTACGCAGGGTGGGCTCTGTCGACCTCGGCGAAGGCGCTGCGCGACGTGCTGCCCCTCTGCCCGGTGGGCGCCCGGGTCTGCGCCTGGGTGAAGCCCATCGGCGTGCCGACGGCGACCCGCGGCATCCACTCGACGTGGGAGCCCGTCATCGTGGTCGGAGGTCGCCAGCGCCCGCCCGGGGTGAGGGACTGGCTCCGGGCGATGCCCGCGCGCTTCGGCGGCGAGCTCATGGGGCGGAAGCCGCTCGCGTTCTGCGCGTGGCTCTTCGACCTCCTCGGTCTCCAACCGGGGGACGAGCTCGTCGACGTGTTCCCCGGGACCGGGGTCGTGGGCCGGGCCTGGGCGGAGCTGTCGTCGTCGGCCGACCGCGACGCGTCGGTGGAGTACTCCGACGACGGGACCTCGCCCGACCCGTTCCGAAGAGCTCCCGGCGACGCGTCGAGAGCTGCTCTGGGCGACGCGTCGCCCGGAGCTCGCGAGGACGGATCGACCGTGATCCGCTACCTGTCCATCGGCGCCGAGGGTGACGCGTCGCCCAGAGCAGCTCTCGACGCGTCGCCGGGAGCTCTTCGGAACGGGTCGGGCGAGGTCCCGTCGTCGGAGTACTCCACCGACGCGTCGCCCATGCCGACGGCAGACGGATCGGCGGGCGTCGCCATCGGCGCCGAGCGACGGGTGGCCTGACGACGCGGAGCAGCTCCCTCCGGCCCCTGCCGGGGAATGTCCCGAGGCGTGACAGCCTACGCCACCCCTCCCCCTACCGCCGGAGCCGCTCCCTGGTGAGGCTCGGCCCATGAGCACCTCCCACGACGACGACGCCTTCAACCCCGCCATCCACCTCATCAGCGACCGCGACCTGGACCGGCTGGCCAGCAGCCTCACCGCCGCCGAGGAGGCCTTCCACTGGCTGGCGGTCCCCACCGACCCGCTGGCCCAGGAGGTCGCCCGGCTGCGGCGGTCCTGCGACGCCTTCGTCGCGTGGCGAGGGTCGGCTGTCCCCGCCGAGTGGCGCCGGCGCCAGGTCCCCACCGGGATCGCCTTCCGCCGGGGCGCGCTGCAGGTGGTGCCGCGCCTCGTGCCGCAGTTCTCGGCCGGGCTCTGGACCCTCTCGGTGGAGATCACCCGCCGCACGGGGCCGTCGACGCTCGCCGACCTGCTGCTGGTGACGGAGACCTTCGTCGACCCTGGCTCTGTGGTGAGCGTGGGGCCGGTCGACCCGGGGCATGGGCCCGTGCGGGTGGGGACCTGGGTCGTGCGGATCGCCGCGGCCGCCCGGGCGGCGTGAGGGAGACGCCGTGCCCACCCTCCAGATCCCTGACCTCGCCGAGCGCGCTGAGGCGGCCGGGCTCGACCTCGCGGCCCTCGGTGGCCTCGCCCGGCTCTCGCGCACCGAGCTCGCGCTGCTCGAGCGTGGCGACCCCACGCCGGTGAGCCTCACCTCGGCGCGCCTGCTCGGCGAGCTGCTGGGCATCACCACGGGAGCCTCCCTACTCGACGGGTCGGGGACCTTCGACGACGCCCAGGAACCCGTTGGCCCTGCGGAGCCCACCCGCACCCGCGGCGGCGGTGACGAGGACTTCCCCGAGGATCCGACGCCACCCTTCGAGCGCGCGCTCAACCAGGTGGTCGACGCGGAACCCGGCCGCTACAACGACGACGACCGCGAGCTGCTGGCCGCGGCGCTGCACCACGCGGAGGTCCCCTCCACCGTGGGACCGGCGCAGCTCCCGGGGCTGGCGAAGGAATGGCTGGAGTGTGCGCGGACGTTCCGCGGCGCGCGGGAGCCGGTGCCCGGGGAGCTGCTGGTCACGATGGCGCGCGAGGGAGGCCGGGTCGCGTCGCTTATGGCGAAGCGGGCGATCGAGCGCGCCCTGGCATCCACCCGCGCCGCGGCCGCGATGGCGAAGATCCGGTAGCCGATCGGCAACCCGTTGCCGGTATAGAACTGTTGACCCTCAATGGCCGGGAGCGCAGGCTCCGGCCATGCCCACCCGCCCGACCGCTGACGAGCCCGACCTCTCCACCATCGCCGGGCGCGTGCGCTACGCGCGCCTCCAGCGCGGCCGTGGGCTCAAGAGCCTCGCCCTGGAGGCAGGCCTCTCGCACGCCGCCGTGGACCACATCGAGAAGCACCCCGAGGGCGACGTGCGCGCGGGCACCCTGCTCGCGCTCGGCCGGCTGCTCGACGTGAACCCCGCGTGGCTCGCGTTCCGCCTCGGGGAGATGGAGCCGTTCCCGCGCGAGCTCTTGTCCGTAATCGACGCATCCATGCGTTGAATAAGGGTCTACTACTCTTGACCCGATACGTTCACGCCTTAGGTTTGAGGTATGAACGACGGCGACAACGAGCTGCTCTTCACCTGCCCCGAGTGCGATGGCTTCGGCGAGGTGCGCACCTGGCGCCTCTCCCCGGAGAGCGACTGCGACCTCGCGACCTGCCCCACCTGCCACGGCGAGGGGACCGTCGACCACGACCCCGCGGAGGCCTCCGGAGACGAGGAGCCCGCGGACATCGACTCCGACGCTGGATACGACCCCTACACGGGCGGCGCGGAAGACGACGGCTACGACACCTACGGCGACGACTGCGGCGATTACTGAGCCACGTAAAGGAGCACGACCATGAAGACCGCCAACGACAACAGCAGCACTCCCGCCCTCGACCTCGTGCTCGCGGCTCTGCGCGCGCAGCTCCCGTCGGAGCTCGGCTGGGCGCTCGCCGGGTGGGCCTCGCACCTGCGCGGGGCGACGCACCAGAACCACGCGGCGAACAGCCACGCGAAGCACTGCGGCGAGTTTGATCGCCTCGCCGACGCGGCGGCCGCCCTCACCGTGGCGCGCTGCATCGACTTCGGGATGAGCCCCGTCGAGGCGTCGGCGCTGGTGACGGCGCGAGTCGCGGCCCGCGCGCGGAAGGCCGCCTGAGGGCTGACCAGCAACCGGTTGCCGGAGGCGCTGCCAGCCTCCGGCGCCCCGCCCCACCCCCCCAGCTTGGCCTCGAGCATCGCCGCCCTCTCCCACGCTGCCTCCGCCGGCTGTCCCGCCTGGGTCACGCCCGACGCCTGGCGTGCGCTCTCGCTCGCGGTGGCGCTGCTCACCCGCGACACCCACGCGCTCGTCGCGCGCGGGACGATCGTCGCCGCTGCCGCCGAGCTGCGCGTGGGGCTCGACACGCTGCATCGGTGGCGTCGCGGCGGGTGGCTGTCGGGGGGTGGGCGGTAGCTACGGGGCGGACAGGATCGCGACGGCGCGGTCAACATCAGCGTCGGTGAGGCCGTGGACAGCGTGCGTTCGCACGAAGCGGTGAGGCGGGAGCGCGATCTCGCAGTCGTCGACAGCTACCCAACGCGTCACGGCGGGGTGATCGAGCAGCCACCGCTCGACCTCACGGTGCCGTTGCTCGATGCCCTCGCCCATTACCTCCGTCGCGCCGATGACGCGGCCTGTGAACCCGCACGCGCGGAGCACTGCGGCCGTCGAGCGGGGCGTGAGGTACTTCCGCCACGACGTCGAGAGCACCACGTCCGCACCCGCCCGCCGCACAAGCCGATTGAGGCGCGCGATCAGCGCGGGATCGAGCCAACCCGCGGGCGACGTCCAGCGCTTCGGCTCGTTCTGCGCCCACACACGACCGGCGCCGATGACGCCGTCGAAGTCGAGGAAGAGCACGGGCGGCGGTGTGTCGCTCACGGTGCACGCCCCGCGATCCACCGCGCCGCGGCGTCGAGGGCGTCGAGGGCGTCGGGGAGCGGGGTGGTGCTGGCGATGGGCCAGCACCGCACGGGCACGCCATCGGCCACGCCGAAGAGCCACTGACCGCGATCGGTGGCGTACAGCCCGACCACGGGGCCGCGTCCCCACGCCGCAGCGCCGCAGCGGGGGTCAGGGTATCGCCAGTCCACGGTCGGCTCCCCGAAGCGCGCGACGCACGCCGCGAGGGCGCTGGCGTAGGTGACGCTCACCGCAGCCCCCTCCCCGCGCCGCAGGTGGGCTGGGCGTCGCGCCACTCGATGTAGCGGATCAGCGCGAAGCCGCGGGCGTGGTCGCACCACACGCCGTCGAAGAGCACCCACGGGCGCCCTGTGTGCACCACCGGGCACAGCGCCACCGGCTCCGGGGCGTCGCAGCGGAGGGCGACGGGGAGCGCGCAGAGGGCGGTCACCATCGGTCGGCGACCCGCTGCGCCGCGAGCTCGGTCTGCGCAGCGCGGTGCAGTGCAGCCGCCAGTGCAGCGCGCACCTCCGCGGCGGTGGGGACGCGGCCAAAGAATTCGATCGCGGCCACCGTCGATGGGCTCAGGGCGACCGTCCGCGTGCCCGTCGAAGCGGTCACGTCCCCTCCGATCGCACCGTGGGCCAGGCGCAGGGGCGGCCGGTGGCGTCGAGCGGGAGCCACGTCGCGCCGCCCACGAACGGCAGGTGCGCGGTCACGTCGCCGTCGCCGCGGAAGGCGTCGACTGCCGCGGGAGGACACACGCCCTCGCGCGAGATGAGCCACCACCCGCGCGCGGCGTTGTGCGTGGCGGCCTCCGCTTCGGTCGGCGGGGTCTTGCGCGCTCCCGTCGCCCGCAGCCCCACGCTCTCCGCGCGCAGGGCGTCGGCCAGCGGGCGCAGGGTCGCCAGCTCCGCGCGGAGGCGGGCGAGCTCGGCCTCGGCGGCGTCGGCGCGGGCGAGCGCCGCGTCACGCTGAGCAACGGCGTCGTCGCGCTGTGCGCGGAGGTCCGCCATCTCCTCCGCGTCGTCCGCGATGTCGCCGCGCAGGCCGATGATCTTCTCTACGAGGTCAGAGGGGTCGAGCTCCATCAGCTCGCCGCGCGAGAGCAGGGGCAGCATCACGCCCCTCCCGTCGTCGGAGGGAGGGCGGCGATGGCGCCACGCTCGCGGATGGCTTCGGTGAGGTGGATCGCCTCGCAGAAGCGCGCGTAGCCCTCCATCTCCACGTCGTTCGCATCGTCGGGCTCCTCCTCGCCCTGCTCCGCATCGAGGTGCGCCGCGCGCTCCTCGCACAGCCGAGCACAGGCCTCCCGCTCCCTCGCCACCGCAGCCGCCACGTCCGCCGCGTGCTGCGCGGTGAGGGCGGCGATGTGGCGCAGGAGGGCGGGGACGTCGGCGGCGGAATCGCGCTCCGCCACATCGCGCTGCTGGGCCTCTGCCACGGGGACGTCGAACACCGACCGCGGGGCGGCAAGGCGAGCGCGCAGGGACGCACGCGCTTCCGTCGCAGCCGCCGCCCGTCGCTCGATCGCCGCGAGGGCGTCGGGGGTGAGGGGGGTGGTCATCCGACCTCCGTCAGCGCCAGCCACAGCCGCGCCGGGGGCAGCGTCACACCCTGCGCCGCGCACCACGAGGCGAAGGCGTCCCATCGCTCCCTCGCTCGGATGATCGCGGCTGCGTAGGGCTCCGTCGATGTGAGGTCATCGAGCGCCACGGGCAGATCAACGCCTACTGCGTCGTCCTCGCCCTCCGGCCCGCGGATCACCCATGCGCCCATTAGACGCACGGTCGGGTGCCACTGCGAATCGAGACACTCCCGCGTCGCCCGCTCGTACCTCTCCAGCAGCCCGCGCTCCGACTCGCTCTTGGCGAAGTCGTTGTAGAGCACCGTCCCCTCCGGCACCCGCACCCCGTACAGCACGCCCACGCTCGTTGATCCCATCGTCGCTCGCCTCCGTCGCAGCCCCGTCGTGGGGCTACTGCCGTACATAGTACGGCATTCGTACGGAGGATCAAGCGCGGGCGCTACTTCTCCAGGCGAGCGATCGTCACCCGGGCTTCGGTGATGGCCGCGCGGCGGGTGAACGAGCCGACGCCCTCGCCCGTGAGCGCTGCGGCGCGCTCGATCAGGGCTTTGTCGTCGGCGGTGAGGCGTAGCTCCAGCCGCTCGTCGCGCGGCTTGTCGGACTTGGCGGCCATGTCCGGCAGCGTACAGGGAGGCGAGGGCGAGGGAGGGGTCTGCATGACGTACGGCAATCGTACGGCAATCGTCCGGCGATGCAACGGGAGGTGCCGCCCTCGCAGGAAGTGGGGCGTGGGCAGCGGGGCCGTCAGGGCGACGGTGCTGCGGAGAGGTGAGCGATCAGCGACGGCGGTTGAGGCGCTCGATCCACCCCACGCACCCGACCGCCACCGCCCCGGGCCCGAGCGCGAGCCAGCACCAGGGCGACGGCAGCAGGCTCAGGGCCGCGACGAGGAGCGCGGCGGCGAGCAGCAGGTAGATGGCGCGGTCGAGGGTCACGTGCGTGCCCGCTACGGCCACCAGCCGCGCAGGATCCAGCGGCTGAGGGACTGCGCCGCGAGGGCGACGGCGACGCCAGCGCCGAAGCCGACGGCGACCCATGCCGCCGGCGTCACGACCACACCTGCAACGCCTTCAGCAGCTCGGCGCCGAAACGCCCGTCCCCGTCGAGCCCGCGCTCTCGCAGCCAGTCCAGCGCCGCCGCGGTGCTCTTCGCGCCCCACTGCCCGTCCCCCACGGCCCCGACGCGCCCCTGCGCCCAGGCGGTGATCACCGGCCAGTCGGTCTGCCCGAGGTCCGCGCCGAGCTCCCCGCGCTCAGCCGCGCAGAGCACCCGGAGCGCCCGCCGCCCGTGGTCGTCGAGCCGCGTCGGCGCCGCCCAGAGCGCCAGCGGCTGCGAGGCCCCGACCGCCGCGGTGTCCCGCGCGTCGACGTGGTGCGCCTGGACGTAGCTGAGCACCGGGACGGCCGGGTCGATCCACCCAAGCGCCGCGGCGCGGGCGAAGCTGGCGCGGGAGCCCGCGATGCGTCGCTGCAGCGACCCGACGCCCGCCATCGGCTGCGGCCGCCCCTCGGGCTTCGCGGGCGCGGCGTACCGCTGCGGCAGCTCGAGGTCGACGGGGCCGCTCTTCGGGAGCTCGACGCCGGCGGCCTTCGCCTGCGCCCCGCCGAGGTAGGCCGACCAGGGGTAGCCCTCCTCGTCGGGGTCGATCTTCCCGCCGTGGTCGCGCTCTTCGGGGTGGTAGTGCGGGTGGTCGTAGGCCGTGTGGCCGATCGCCAGCCCCGGGCACTCGGCGCGGATGCGGTCGATGGCCACGCACGCGAGCAGCCGCGCGGCCTTGGGGTGCACCTTGCCCGCCGCCTCCGAGTTGATCACCAGCAGCTCGGCGCCGATGTCCCGCGCGGCCTTCGCCGCCGGGAGGTACACGCGCTCGATCACGCGGTCGACCGTCGCCGCGGTGACCTCGTCCACCCAGCCGTCCCAGGCGACGCCCACCCAGAGCGCGACGTCGGGGAGCGTCGCCCGCACGCGGAAGGCCGCGGCGCGCAGGTGGTCGCGCAGGCCCTGGGGCCCCGCATGGAGCTGGACGACGGCGGGGCGCGCGTCGAGCAGGAGCGGCGTGGCGACCTGCACGGCCGAGGGCAGGCCGTCGCCAGACCAGAGGGTGAGCGCGTGGCGGCGGGTGAGCGGTCGCGGCGGAGCGCTCTTGCGGAGCTGCTCCTGCACGACGCTCTCGGCCGACTCGATCACGGTGTTGATGTTCATCGTCCCTCTCCCGCGTAGACCGGCCGCACCCCGCCGTCGGGGTACACGTCGAAGCCCAGCAGCGCGCCGCCGCTCGACGCGGCCGACGTGCACGGGCACCCGAGGGCGCCGCAGACCACCCGGCCCGCGGCAACGGAGATGCGCACGGCGTCGGCGCAGCCCGAGAGCAGGAGCGCCAGCACGAGGGCGCGCCTCACGATGCCCTCCGCACGGCGCGGAGGCTGTGCGCCTCGCCGCACCAGGGCATCTCCGTCCATGCCCACGGGAGGAGCGCGCTGCCACCCGTGCCCCACTGCGGGCCCCAGCTGTTGCGCACGACCCAGCAGCGGCGCGGGAGGCTGTAGCCCACCAGCGCCACGGCGTGCCCGCCGATCACCCGGCCGCCGGGCTCCGGGAGCGCCTCGACGCCCCAGGCCGCAGACCACTGCTCGGTGACGCTGAGCCCGACCACGACGACGTGCCCCGCGTCCAGCTCCGTCGCGATCGTCAACGCGTCGAAGTCGAGCGCTTCGGCGGACACCAGCCGCGGCGCCGTCGCCGGGAGGGTGGGTGCCTGCTCGCGCCAGCTGCGGTCGAAGAAGGGCGGGGGCTCGATGGCCTCGGGCTCCCAGCCGCGCCGCAGCGCCTCGACGCCGTCGGCGAGGATCGCGCCGGAGTCCTCGTAGGGCGTGCCGATCATGTCGCGCTCGCGGCGGTAGAGCATCGCGCGGTCGGGCCGCTCGGCCGCGTACCCGGCGCGCGGGAGCAGCGCCTCGACGGCGCACGCGAGGGCCTGCGCGGTGCAGGAGCCGACGGAGCCCTGGTCGTAGACCGGCGGCAGGTGCTCGAGCAGCACCTCGGGGCGCAGCGCGGCGAAGCCGCCTGGGGTGGCGACGCGGAGGCCCTGGTGAGGGGCGCGACCGCGGGACTCGGGCGGGTGCCAGCCGAGGGCGCGGGGAGTGTTCAGCATGGGGCGAGGACTCCGTTGGTGAGGTAGCCATGCCAGCCGCAGCCGCCGCGCTCGACGCTGTGCAGGATCGACGGCGAGAGGGAGACGGTCTCGGGCTTCGCGACGTCGCCAGCGGTGACGCGCCAGCGCGGCGACGGGTTCTCCGAGCCGATCGCGAGGAAGGAGAGCGAGCCGCAGCCCGGGCAGGCGTAGCCGTAGCCGCCATATTCGGTGCCCGCGCCACGGACTTCGATGGAGCCCGGCGCGGTGCCGGGCGCGTCGATGTCCTCGACGACGGTGACGGGGCAGGTGCGGCGCAGGTCGATGGCGACCATCAGGCATCCTCCTTCGCGAGCGCGGCGCGCACAGCAGCGTCCTTCGCTTCGAGGAGCTTGCGGAGCGCGACGGTTCGCTCGGGGTTCCGCGGCAGCGTCGCGACGATGGTATCGGCCAACTCACCGAACGGACGCGACACGGCCTGCAGGCGCTCCGGGAGGTGCGACCACGCGAAGAACTGGAGGATATGCTCCTTCACCGCACACCCCCGTCGAGCGCCGGCGCGATCCCGTCGAGGTCCCGCCGCAGGATCACGCCCCGCAGCCGAGCGGCATCCTCGATGGCCCGCAGCTGCCCGTTGACCCGGCCGCCCGCCGACGCGAAGCCAGCATCCACCTGACAGGCAGGGACCAGCGTGTCCGCCACCGACGCAACGAGGTCGACCACGCGACCGAGGGGCACCCCCAGCGCGATGCCGTTGTCGGCCAGCACCTGCGCGAGCTCGTGCAGCGCGACGATCGCCCCGCCCGTCGCCGCGTAGGCCGCGCAGCGGTCGCCGCCGCGGGCCTCGTAGGCCGAGAGCGCGTGGTCGAGCCCGAGGAGCGCCTGGTCGGCGGCGTCGAAGGCGCGGCGGGCGCGGGTGCGCCCCGGGTCGACGGCGAGGGCCTCGACGATGGGCCGCGCCACGACGATGAGGCCGCGGCCGACGGTGACGGACAGGTGCGCGGTGCGCGTCCAGTCCGAGGGGGTGACCACCGGGACGCCGCCGTCGGCGGGCGGGGGCGGCGGGGTGCAGCTCGCGAGGGAGGCGACGGCGAGGAAGGCGAGGAGGATGAGCTTCTTCATGGGCGTGGATTCCTTACGTGGGTGAGTAAGAGCGGGAGAGGTCAGCGGGTGGCGGATGGGTCGCGGGGGACCACCTCGTCAGCGAGCTGCGCGGCGACCTCGGGGGCGATCGTCTGGCGCTGCTGCGGGTCGAAGCTGGGCGGACTGCCCGCGCGCGAACCGCTGGCCTGTGCGGTCGGATCACCCATCGGCTGCGTCACCGCGTGCGACTCGCCGACGCGGCGCTGGTAGGCCGCGAGCTCGGCGCGGAGCTGCGCGAGCTCGGCGGCCTGCGAGGCGATCACCAGCTCCCGCGGGTCGGGGATGCGATGGCCGGTGATGGTCTGCACGGCGCCGTCGAGCACGCGGGTCGGGTCGAAGCCCGCGCCGCGCGCCATCTTGAAGAGGCCCTGGAGGCGCGCCTTGGACTCGCCGAGAGCGACCCACTGCGCCGGGGTGCGTGTGCGGTAGATCGCCAGCAGGGTGGCCGCGAGCCACGCGGCGCCGCCGGGGTGTGCGGCGACGAAGGCGGTGAGGGCGTGGAGGATGGTCGAGAACATGGAAGGGCTCCTTCGGGTGGCAGAAAGGCGGCAGACCCCCGCAGGGGTCAGCGGGGCAGCGACGAGACGCGCTCTTCGAGGCGGTCGACGCGGGACTCCAGGCGCGCGTAGGCCTCGCGCTGGTGCACAGCCTCCTGGGCGTGGAGCGCGTCGGCCTTTTCCAGCGCCGCGATGAGCTCGATCTTCTTCGTGAGCTCCTTCACGGCCTCGGTGAGCTGGTCGACGGTGCGGCGCTGCGAGCCCCAGGTGACCGCGATCCCGAGGAGCGCGCCGATGAGCCCGATGGCGATCTGGACGAGCTGGGGGGTCACGGCGACACGAAGGGGGTGAGGGTGAGCGAGGCGGGGGCCTCGGAGAGCACCACCGCGGTGACGGTGGTGGTGGTGCCCGTGGGGGAATTCCACAGCGCCTGCACCCGCCCGAGGTAGTCGGTCACCGCGAGCAGGTGACCGCCGTCGTTCGCCGCGTTCTGCTGCGCCGCGAGCTGCACGCCCAGGTTGAGCGTGGGCGCGCTGTACGCTCCGCCCGTGGACGTGTGCGTCAGGCGCACGGGCGTCCCGATCCGCGGAGCCCCGAGGGAGTCTGTCACCGTGACGAGCACCGTGTTTTGCCCCGAGGTCCAGCCCCCGGGCGTGAGCGTTGGGGTGATCGTGTCGGGGGTCGCGCCCCCGCCGAGGCTGTCGACGTCGGTGTTGGGGGTGGCGCTGGTTGCTGCGTATCGGTTGGCCATCAGATCACCGCCTCCGTCGTCTGGATCTCAGCGCGCCAGGTCACGTTCTTCGCGGCCGCGCCCATCACCTGCACCACCACGTCCGAGCCGCTCACCTGCACCCGCACGTCCCAGGTCGCGTCGTCGGCATCGACGAGCCCGAAGAGCACCGTGCCCATCACCGGGACGCCGCTCGCGGGACGGCGAGCGCGCGCCGTGAAGGTCCAGCTCCCGCCCTCGGTGCCGTCGTCGCGGATGGCCGAGACCATCCCCTGGAAGGTCACCGTCGAGGACTGCGCGAGGGTCGCGTTGCACCCGGGCACCGTCGTCCAGGTGGCGTCGGTGGTGTCGAGGTCGCCGAAGAGGAACCCGGGGACGGTGGGCGCCGTCGCGGTCGACGTGCTCGCGCCCGAGGCCTCGTAGTCGAGTTCCGCGTGCAGCGCGGAGCCGGTGTCGTTGAAGAGACAGAGCGCGCCGTCCGACTCGCGGGCGTAGAGGAAGACGCGGTCGACACCATCGCCGAGCTCGTCGAGGATGATCGCGAAGACCCCCGCACCGATCACGGGAGCCGCGGCGATCGCGACGGTGTTCACGCCGGTCCAGCCGTCGTCGAAGGAGCGGACCGCGATCGCCTGCGTGGGGTCGTTTCGCTTCCAGGCAGCGGCGCCATGCAGGCGCTGGTCGGCTGCAGTCAGGCGGACGAAGGTGCCCCGCACCCGGTGGCTCTTCCAGTCGCGTGAGGCATCGATCACGGCGATGGCGCCGTCCGCCACCCCCGCGTCGGGAGACGACCAGTAGCGGCCGTCGCGACCGGCGAGGGCGACGGTGCCCGTGACCGTGCCGGTGGCGGTCTTGAGCCCCGCCGCCTCGTCCTGGATGCGGTTGAGCGTGGCTCCCGGGATGTGGCTCCCGCGGGCGAAGGTTCCTGCGCGCTGCATGGCCTACTCCCACCCCACGACGATGAAGCGAGCGCCGTAGGGCGCGCCCACGGTGACGGCCGCGTTGAGCTGGTACTCGAAGGCCTGTGCCGTGAGCGGGATGGCCACGAGCTTCTCGTCGTAGGTGTCGATGTCGATGCCGCCCGCGCTCGATGGGTGCGCCGCAGCGGCGATGAACGAGCCCGCATCCGCCGTGGCCCGGCGTAGCTGCACCTCCCGAACGCCCGCATCCGCCGCGGCCCGGTAGGCCCGGACCATGACCCACGCCGTGGTGGCCGAAGGCGGGACCAGGGCCGAGAGGTCGACCGGGGCCCAGCTCGTAGCCTGTGCGTTGTTGAGCACGTAGAGCTCGTTGCGGTTGCCGCTCGCGATGTACTTCCCGCTCCGCGTGCCCACCACGGCCGGAAGGGGGAAGCCGAGGAGGCCCGTGGCGAAGGTCGCGACGTGGCGCTGCAGCTCGTCCCCGGTGGCCCGGTAGCTGCCCGTCGTCGGCGCCGTCGTCGAGACGACGTAGCTGATCGTCCCGTCCGTCGCCGAGCGCAGGTAGAGGTAGTGGATCGTGGAGGCGGCGAGCGCGCCCGGGAGCACGGTCCCTGCGAGGGGGCCGGCCGCGCGCCACACGAGGTCCTCGTCGCGCACAGGGACGGGCTCGGCGTCGGTGACGGCGAGCGAGGGCGCCGCGGCGTCTCCGCCCACGGTGACGCGGACGTCGCCGGGGGAGTGCCCGCGCGCCACCGCGAGGAAGAGCGCACGGTTGTCGAGCAGCTCGCGGGCGAGGGCGAGGTTGCTCGGGTCACCCTGCGGAAGCGCAGGCGAGACCGGCTGCTGCAACCTCGGGGTTGCGCTGAAGGCGGCTCCGGACATGGGGGCTCCGATCGGTGGAGGGGGCTACGAGGCGAGGAGGTCGACGTCGCACTGCGAGTCGGTGCGGTCGCAGAGGAAGGGGTCGATGTCGGGGCCCGCGCCGCGGCCGTAGGTCCAGTTCGCGTAGCTGGTGACCTGCTGGCCGAGGAGCGCGTCGAGCTCGGCGAGGACGTTCGCGTCGTCCATGGTGGCGAGCGGGACCAGCACTACCAGGTTGAACACCGCGTCGGGGGCGGTGTCCGCCACGGCGGCTGCGGCGATGGCGAGCAGCGTCGCCGTCGGCACGAGCGTCCGCACGGTGACAGCGAGCGCGTTCAGCGAGCCGTCGCCCCGCGCCCGGTACTTCGCGAGGAGCCGCAGTTGGCGCGCGGAGGTCGAGAGCGCGGACCCGCTCGGCAGGCCGTACTCTGCCTCGAGCTCCGGCAGCAGGTCGGTCGCGGTGCTCGGGTGGGCCTGGGCGATCGCTCGCTGGATCGTCGCACGCGCCAGGGCCGCGGCGCCGCCCTGGGCGCGGAGGTCTTCAGCGACGAGGGTGCCGTCGGAGGGGGAGATCTCTGGGCCGCGGAGGCGGGCGAGCTCACGGGCGATCCGGTCGGCCGCGGTGGAGCCGGATGGGAGGGACTGGGTCATATGGGGGCTCCAGAACGAGCGCGGCCCGCGCGCCAGGTGGGGCGACGGGCCGCGGAGGGATCAGGGACGGGCAGTCGGAACGGCAGCGCCGCGGGGACTACTGGGGCGCGTCGGCGAGCGCCACGAGCCGCTCCCGGACCGCGGGCATCGTCAGAAACATCGCCGTCGTGCCGACCTCTGCCTGGGGCGCCTCGACCAGCACGAACCCTTGCCGGTCGTAGAACGCCACGGCATCGGGCTTGGCGTCGGTGAACACGCCCACGCAGCCGACCTGCTCGGCCTGGGTGAGGGCCGCACGGAAGACCTCCCGCAGGAGCCGGGTCCCCACGCCCCGACCCCGGAACCGGAGGTCTGTGGCCATCTTCGCGAGCAGCAGCACCGGCGCGGGATATCCCGGGAGCCGGGGTATGAGCGGCTTCAGGAGCGCGCTTCGGACCGAACCGGGGACCATCGTCACGTACCCGGCGATCGCGTCGTCGCCTTCGGTGTCGATCGCGAGCCACGTCGCGTTCCACTGCCGACCCGCGCTCTCGCGCGCGTGCTTCGAGAGGTAGTCGTCCAGCGCCGACGTGCCACAGCTGAAGTCGCTAATCATGTCCTTCGAGAGCAGCCGTCGCACCTCCATGGCCGCGCTCACGCCTCAACCAAACTCTCAAAGCGGGCCCAGCCCTCCGGCGACAGCACTCGCTCCGCGGACGTGGCCATGTCGTCGGGAATGGGCTCCTCAGCGCGTGCGAGCACGTTGACCAGCGCATCCCGAAGCGCATTCGCCCGTACAGCGCGCAGCATCACTTCGGACGGCGTGCGCCGGATCACGTCCGCCGCCGGTGCGTCGCCTCGTTCGCGCCGCTGCGATGCCGCGAGAAACCGCACGAAGATCTCCGCCGCGTCGTCCTCGTGCCCCAGTTGCGCCGCCGTCTGAGCGAGCTGCAGGAGCGTGTGCGCATCGTCAGGCCGGACGCTCTTGATCGCCCGCCGAAGAAACACGTTGGCGCGGGGTGAATCCTCCAGGCTGTAGTGGGCCATTGCCAGATTCGCCTGGACGATGACCCGCTCCACCGAGTCCGGCGCGTAGATCTGCTCGGCCCGCTCGAAGTAGGGGAGCGCCTCCCGGGGTCGGCCGAGATGACCAAGAGCACGGCCCACGTCGACGATGGAGTGCGGGTTCGACGGCCGGATGCGGTGCGCCTCTTCGTACGCGGCGTGAGCGGCTTCCAGCCGGGCGCGCGCGCTCGGGGCCACCATGGCAAGTCGCAACTCGCAGTGTCCGATGATCGTCCAGAGCTGCCACCGCCCAAAGTCGTCAGCGTGGTCCAGTAGACCCCGGCCATCCCGAAGCCACCGGCGAAGTGTGAACGGATCGATGACGTCCCACTCGTTGTTCAGACGCGCGACCGCCTCGTTGTAGAGCTGCTCGGCTTTGGTGAGGGGCAGGGTCATCAGGAGGCCTCGATCACGGGAGCGTACCAGAGGGCGGGGTCTGTACCACGGGAGCGTGGACGGAGCGGCTGCGGCCGAGCGCGCAGCGAAGGTCCGCCGCCCTGTCCGCCGCGCGGATGGCCGGACCCATCCAGTAGGCGAGGCGGCGGGCGACATCCCCGGCGGCGCCGGCGCGCGTGGGGGCGGTGGAGAGGATGTTCATGGGAGAGCTCCTGCGGAGGCTAGAGAGCAGCGCGGGGAGCCTTGGGAGCTCTGTCCGCCGCCTTTACCGTCGGATCGGAGGTGATTCCCGATGAGCGAAGAAGAGTTCAGCCACTACCTGTCCGCGTACCTACAGGCATCGGTGGGCGAGAAGATCGAGGTGCCGGGCGACATGAAGTATGTCGTCTCCGCACGCATCCGGGCGGTGCTCGCGGTGGCCGCGTTCGATGCGAAGCGGGGTGCGCCCCCAAGGGCGCCAGCGGACGTCGTCACGGAAGTCGACCGCATCTGCGCCGGGGTCACCCCGAAGGGCAGCCGCGCGACGTAGGGGGCTTACCCCTTCAGCGCCGTGAGGGCCGCGGCCAGCGCGGCGATGCGCTCGGCGGATTGGCCGTTGCGGACCGCGGCGCGCAGGGCGCGAAGCACCCGCCGCTCGACGACGGGGCGGAGGTAGCGGCACGCGGTGGTCGCGACGGCTGCGGATCGGGCCTGGGCTTCGATGTTCATGTTCTCGGTCTCCGTGGGTTGTTCGTTCGGCGCCTGGCTGAGCTACCGTCCGGGGATGCGATCCTTCTTCCTGCTCTGCCTCACCCTCGCCGCTTGCGCCGCTGACCCTGTGCTGCTCCCCGACTCGGGCCCCTGCTCGAGCGCGTGCGGCGTCGGGACGGTGTGCAGCGGCGGGGCCTGCGTGGCGATCGACGCCGGTGGCGGGGACGCGCCCGCGGCGGACGTCGGCGAGGATCGGCCCGCGCTGCCCGATGCCGGGCCGGGGGACGTGGGAGTGGACGTGCCCGCTGACGTTCTTCCGGCTGGATGTACCTCCGCCACGGTCGGGAACTGCTGCGGCGTGGCCTGCGTGACACCCGCTGGCGCGATGAGCGCAGCGTGCCTCAGTGGTCGCTGCGGGGTCGGCGTGTGCTCCGAAGGCCTCGCCGACTGCGACGGCAACCCGGCCAACGGCTGCGAGACGAACCTGCGGAGCAGCGGGGCGAACTGCGGCGCCTGCGGGGCAGCGTGCGCTGCGGGCCGTGGGTGCTTCGCATCTGCCTGCGTGGCCTGCGATGCCGATGGGGACGGGGCGACGATCCCGGCGTGCGGAGGGATGGACTGCGACGATACCGACCGCGACCGCCATCCCGGGGCTACGGAACGATGCAACGGGTTCGACGACAACTGCGACGGGACCGAGGACAGCGCGGGCAGTGCGGAGCTCAACGCGTACTGCCTGACGCTTCAGGATCGCCACTTCAGCTCAAGCGAGCGGACATGGCAGGGCACCGCCCGGTGCGTGGCCTCGCGCACGCCCGACGTGATGCTGCTTCAGCGGTATGCCGCCAACACGCTGGCGTGTCAGCGGTGCGGGACGTACCGAACCAGCCCCACCATGGTTCAGAGCTTCTGCAACTGCGCCGCGGACACGACAACGTCGTGGTCGTGCCCGCGATGATCACCCCGGCACGATCGTCAGCGTCGAGAGCCAGACAACGTGCCGGATCGACCCGGTCGCCCCCGTGCCCCCGCTGATCGTTACGGTCACGTCGGTCACCCCAGGGACGGCCATGATCGCCGCGATGAGCTGCGAGGCGCGGATGGTGGCAGGGCGCCCCCACGACTCGGCCGGGAACCGCTGCTCCCGCGACGGCATGATGACTGGGTTGCCAGAGCCCAGCGCGTCGAAGGTCGCGAACACCGCGTCGCGGATGCCCTGCCATGCGGCCGTGGTCGGGTAGATGGTGGTCCCGGCGACTGGCGCGGCCGGGAGCGCCTCGGCCAGCATCACGCTCGTTCCCGCCGCCGTCAGGACCTTCCCCCGCGTGAACCCCCCGCGCTTCGCGGGCGTGCTCACGTTGATCGCGATCATGTTGTCCGGCTCGATCTTCCCCGGGCCGGTCCCGTCGATCGGGGTCGTCGTTGAGAAGGTCGTGGTCGTCGGCGCGGGCGCGGCCGCCACGACGTAGCTCCCGACGAAGCTCGGCGGGTAGTCGACGGAGGTCGTGACCGTGACGACCACTTCGGACGCGACGGTTCCAGGCGACACCACCGTTACGTTGTCCGGGTGGATCGGCGCCGGGAGGAACCCCTCCCGCTCCGCCTCGAGGATCTCCTCGCCGTCGGCGTCGACCTCCCCCAGCAGGAAGCGCTTCATCAGCGCCTGCGTGCGCGGCGAGCCCGTCGGCGCGTCGAAGAAGATCCCTGGCGCCGTCGAGTCGCCCGCCGCGGGGCCGAGCACCACCGCGGTGATGCAGCCGAGCGCGTAGGTGCCGTCGGGCGCCATGCACGGGTGCACGAACACCTCGTCGACCCCGGCGTACTCCAGCAGCTTCTGGCGGACGTCGGCGGGGTTGCCGCTGCCCGGGCGCGCCTGCCGCCGCTCGATGAGCCGGGCCTGGAGCGCGGTGTCGCTCTCTGTGGCGGTGCCCTGCCGGGTGATGCCGCTGGTTGCTGCAGTGGCCGCGAAGCCGATGGGCGCCGTCGACCAGGTCAGCGTCGTGGGCGTCGGGAGGTTCCCGTCGGTACCGAGGGTCGTGCACTCGACGGTGAGGGTCGCCTGAGCGCTGCCATCCACGGTGACGGACGTGAGGGCGGCGCCGGTATCGGGGTCGATCGGGACGAAGCGCAGGCCGTCGGACGATGAGAGGGTGGCGCCGTTGGTCGCCGTGGTGCCGTTGATCGCCGGGCCGGTCACCGGCACGGAGAGCTGCGCGGCCGTCGCGGCTTTGCGCTGCGTACCGTCGTCGGACGCCGAGGTGTCCAGCTCCGTGCCGAACTGCCCGCGCACGAGCACCCGCGCCGAGGCCTGTCCCGCGAGGTACTCCGTCGGCTCCAACGACTTCGACCACGCATCGGCGGCGTTGTACGCGTCGCTGCCCTCCTCGATGGAGAGGTCCTGCGGGGGCGAGAGCGCGAGGTAGCGGGCGCGCCAGTCGGCCAGGAGCGCGTCGCGAATGGTCGCGGCGATGCGGGGGGTGAAGGGCATGGGTGTTGTCCTGGGGACAGAGGCTGCGAAGACCGCGCGGGGTCAGGCGGCGGAGGCGATGGCGGGCGCGGCAACTCGGGGCGCGGCGAGGGACGCAAGCAGCCTCGCGCGCTGCCCCGGCGAGAGCGCCAGCAACTCGGCGAGGAGACACGGCATACGCCAGGACAGCGCCTGGACGATCTCGTCGTCGGGAGTCGCGCGGCCCGAGGCGCAGCGAGCCAGGAAGGCACCGATCTCGATCTCCGACACCCGCTCAAGTCGCTCCACGGCGAAACTCCTTCCACGAACCGACCGCGCTGGCCCATTGGTTCGCCGCCTTGGCAGCGGCCATCATCTGGTGAGGCATGAAGGCAGCGAGCACCTCGTCGGTGACCGGGGCAGCGGACCCGGTCGCCGCGCGAATCGGGACGCCTTGGATCTGTTCTGAAAACGTTGCCCCGTCCACACGCATCAACACGTCGAGCCACGACGCTAGGGCAAGGAAGAGCCCGTCGCGCTGAAGCGGGGTCGGCGACCAGCGAGCGAGCTCGTTCAGCACGGCGGCGGCAGGAGACCGCTTCGGATCGTTCACTTCGCTCGGGATGGCGATCATCGCCCCCGGCGCGATCGCCGTCAGTCGGCGGATGACCTCGAACTGTGCAGAACGATCGATGCCGCTCGCCCAATGTATCAGCCCGTCGAGCTTGTCCATCGGCCGAGCATACCGGAACGCCAGCTCGAGCCTACCGCTCCATCTCGATCGACTGCGAGCGCCCATCGCGCCCGCGGAAGGTGACGGTGGAGCGCAGCACCGTGCCGGTGGGGGCGGCCTCGGTGCGCGCCTCGACGACGAGCTCGCGGATCGTGCCGCGGTCGACCCAGCGCTTCAACGCCACGGCGACGGCGGCCTTCCAGCGAGCGACGGCGTTGGGGGTCTCGTTGTCCACCTCCTCGACGCCGTAGGTGCGATCGCGGCCGGCCGAGCCGAGCGGGGTGCGCAGGACGTTCACGACGATCGCGAGCTCGGGGGTGAGCGCGCGCTGCCAGGTGCGGCCGTCGAGGGCGACGTCGCCGGTCACGGGGTCGATGAAGCGGGCGACGGTGGCCATCAATCCTCCGCGCGGACCTTGTTGGAGCCGGGGCCGGTGCGCCCGATGAGCGAGATGTCGCCCGACCCGGCGGCGAGCACCGTGGACCCTGCGCCGCTGCCCGCGGGCGGCGTGTAGGTGATGCTGAGCGCCGCAGCCGAGCCGGGCGTGAACGCAAACGTGAGCGTCCCGCAGTCGACCGCGTCGCCCTCGCGGTTGACCTTCTTCGTTGCCGCGGCACCGAGCTTGATCGACGGCGCCTCGAGCACGGCGGCGTCCGTGAGGAGCCGCAGCATCCGCGCGATGTTCCCCACGGCGTAGAGGCGGGTCTCGCCCGCGACGAGGTCCGTGGGCGTCCGGGCCTTGTCCCAGAGCCTCTTGACGTACGGCTCGTCGCCGCCCTGCTCGACGTGGGCGCGCAGGGTGGCGGCGATCACGGGCAGCACCGCCAGGCCCATCGACTGAGGGAACGCCGCGGCGTCCGTCGGCGCCGCTGTGTCGTCGTCAGCCTCGTTGCCGACGCCCCGGAGCTGGAGCTCGAGGAGCTTGGAGACGGCGCCGTAGGCCGCGCGCACCACCTTCTGGGGGAAGCTCATGACTCGGGCTCCAGGACGATCGTGCCGCGCGGCGAGAGTGAGAGCGTGCTCGTGTGGCCCCCGGTGCGGGAGCGGCGCAGGTCGACCTTGGTGATCAGACGCCGGTCGCGGATCCCCTCGAGGTCGTCCCGGAGGTTGGCAGTCGCGTTGATCGCATAGAGGAAGGGCGCCTGCCCCCAGCCCTGCACCGTCGCCTCGTAGGCGAAGAGCTGCTGGTTGGCCCGTGCGATCTCGCTGCGGGCTCGCTGGCGCGCCTGGTCGAGCGAGCGGACGCGCGGGTCGTGCACGTACCGCGGGCGCGGCGCCGGGGCCGACTGAACCCGGTCACTCTGGAGGGCGAGGTTCTCCTGGCGCGCCTCGGACCGGGCGTCTTCGCCCGCGAGGAGCGAGGTGTGCCCGTACGCCGTCACGGCCGTGGGGACCTGGGTGCCGTTGGTGTCCTCCCAGCCCGCGAGGAGGTTGCCCTCGTACCCGTCGCCGACCGCGATCCGGGTGAGGTCGTAGAGGGGCTCGGCGTCGTAGGCGGGCTTGTCGAGGATGAGCCCCTGCCCCGCGGCCGTGGGGCCCACGTAGAGCAGGAACCCGTGACGCCGCGCGAGCTGCTCGCAGAACGCCCAGATCTTCTCGCCGGGCCGGGGCTTCCACTGGTCGACGTGGGCGCGGCGGGTGTCGCGCTTGGGCGTGCCGCGAGGGTGGGCGCGCCCCGCAGAGATGGCCCGGGCATCGGCCGCCGTGGCGGCGACAACGAGCGGGAGGCCGAGGGGGGCGACGGCCCGGGTGATGGCCTCAGCGATCGTGAGGTCGTGCAGCGAGAGCCGCGGGTCGACGTCGGACACGAGCATCGCCGCCGAGAGGTCGCGGCCCGAGACGATGAGCTTGGCGCCCTCGCGGTCGGCGCCAGACCGCACCCGCTCGACGGTGCCAACGAACTGCAACGCCCCGTCGACGCGCACCTCCATCGGCGCGAACAGGGTGAGGACGCGTCGGGCCCGCGCGGCCATCGCGGGCGTCTGCCGGCCGCGCCAGAGCGTGACCGTAAGGGCCGAGCCTGCGGTGAGCAGGTCGTGTGTGAGCACCACCTCGTCCCAGGCCGTCAGCGAGCGCCCGCCGATGGTGAGCTCGACCTCGTGCGACTGCGCCATGATCAGACCGGAACCAGGAGCGTGGTGCCCGCGGGGATCTCGCTCGGGTCGGCGAGGGCGTTGACCTCGAGCAGCTCGCCCATGCGGGAGGCGTCACCGTAGACGTCCGGGTGCGCGGCCACCTCCGCGATCGACATGGCGACCGGCAGACGGAAGGTTCCTGGCTGGTCCCCGGCGCGCTCGGCCCTGCGCGCCACGACGGCCGCAGTGGTGGCCCCAAGGGCGCTCCGGAGGGGGAAGTACTGCGATGCGGCGAACGCCGGGTCCGCGAGATCTTCCTCGCACCGGCGCACGAGGGCGTCGGCGGTGGCGATGGCCTGCGTCATGGAGGCGTCCGCCGAGGCGAGTTCGTCCATCACGGCGGTCACGTCGTCGACGAAGCCGAGGAAGCGGTCGACGAGGCTGAGCTCGACCGCGGCGGCCTCGACGGCGACTGCCCCAGCGATCGCGAGGTCGGCGGGTGCAGCGGGGGTGTTGAAGTCCACCAGCGTGGCCTCGCCCCGCTGCTCGGTGAACGTGATCTCGAGCGTGAGCCCGTCCTTCGTCTTCCCGTCGATCTGCTCGGTCCACTCGTCGACGTGCACGGTGAGTAGGCCGCGCGTCGGGTGCGTGAGGAGGCCCTCGCCACGCGCATCAAGCACCCGCACGAGGTCCGCGTAGACGCCCGGGAAGAGCGGCGTGGGCCAGCGCAGACTGTTGTAGAGCGGGACCTTGACCTTGATGACCTTGGCCTTCGGACCGGTGGTCTCGACGTCGGCGCCGCGCTGGCGGTATCCCGCGTGCTTGGCCGAGTCGTGGCCGCCGACGAGAGAGGTGTCGAGCCCCGGGAACTCCACGCCCTCGAAGGCGAACGGAGAGAGGTGCTCCTTGAGCGCGTCGATGGTCATCAGCGACCGCCGTTCCCGGCGTGGGCGGTCTCGCGGTGTACGCCCTCGGTCGGGCTGACGGTGACCGTGATCGTGGCGCGGCTGATCGCGCGAGCGATGCTGTCGGGGAGCGCGTCGAGGAACGCGCGCGTGATCCCCTGGCCCACCGCCTCCCGCATCCCCGACCCGCGGAACTGGTTGGTGCCAACCCGGCCCACGTCCATGAGGCCGGGCATGAGCGCCATGGCCGCGATCGGGGCCGCGAGGAAGGGGGAGGCCGCGGCGACCGCCGCGCCGGCCGCGTAGCCGACGCCGCGACGCACGCGGTCACCCGTCGAGAGCTGCGTGCCGTCCACCGTTGTGCCCGTGACGACCGACTTCATGAGCGCGAGCCCACCCAGCACGTTGGCGGCGCCGGGGACCTTCGCCACGAGCGCGCCGAGCGCGGGGACGGACGCCCCCAGGGCGACCATGCCGAGGGGGTTGGTGCGCGCGGCGCGCGCCGCGGCGTCGGAGATGCTCGCCTGGGTGCCGTGGCCGAGGGTGTTGGTCATCCCTCGCACGGACTCGCCCTCGGCGACGTTGACGCCCAGGCTGCGGCGCATCGCAGCCCGGCGCGCCTCTTCCTCTGGGGTGATCGCGACGCCAGGGGCGAGGTACGCGCCGACCCGGTCGACGCCGCTGCGGTTGTCGGCGTCGCGCCCCTGCAGCGCCGTCTGCATCCGGCGGACGTTCGCAGCGAGCGACTGCGGGTTGCCCGCGCCGGTCCCGGCGAAGATGTTGGCCGTGGCCGTAGGGTCGGTCATCCCGGCGTGCAGGAGCGCGCCGGTGAACATCAGCGGGTTGGTGAGCCCCTCTCGCAGGCCGTTCGCGTCGAAGAGGGTCTCGGTCACGCGCGCCCGGAGCGCCCGGTCGGGGATGTGCGAAATGTTCTCCCTCATCTTGGCCTGGGTGCCGGTGTTGCTCAGCACGCGCTCGTAGGTGGCCATGGCGTTGGACCCCACGCCGGCGTTGATGCCCGCGTCCTTGAGCACCTCGACCTCGGCCACGGCCTGACGGAACGCCCCGGCCTCCGCTGCCGAGCGCTGCTCGCGCGTCGCGTTCGCAGGGAGCGCGTTGCTGGCGGCGGCCATGCGCTGCGTGATCGCGGCTTTGGACTGCCGCAGGAGCGTCGAGATGTCGAGTGCGCCGCGATCCTGCGCGCCCACGGACCACGTCTCGAGCCCGGCGCGGTCGGACTCAGTCAGGCCGCGGCTGCCGAGCATCCCGTGCAGTTCGGTGAACTCGCTCGGGTCGAGGCCAAGGTTCCGGCCGCGCACCGCGGTGCCGATCGCGTCGGTGAAGACCGCATCGCGGGCGCCGCCCTGGAGCCCACTCATGCGGCCGATGAGGTTGGTGCGCTGCTGTGCCGACTGGATCGCTTCTGCGATCTGCTCGGGGCGCATGTTTGCGCCTCCACCCGCCTGGATGACCTGGTCGGTGTAGCGGTTGATGGAGGCCGCATCGTTGACCCCGACCTGCGACAGCGCATCAGCAACAGTGGCCTGGATGCCGTTGCGCCGCTGGGTCGCGTCCTGGATCACCGCATGGGCCTGGGTACCGTACTGCGTGGCGCCCTGCCCTACGGCCGAAGCACCGTCGCGCACCCCGCGCCACGCTTCTCGCACCACAGCCGCGTTGGCCCGCTCGCGCGCCACCCGCCTCTCGCCTTCGTGCGCGGTCGCGGCCGTGCGGCGCCGCTCGGCCTGTTCGTGCTCGGAGACGATGGCCAGCGCCACGGTCTCGATCTGCGACCGCTCGCGCTGGGAGAGGTTCCCGCGCTTGCCGACCTCGGCCTCGAACGCCGCCGTCGCACGCTTGTGGGCGTCCGTGTAGAGCGCCACCCAGGCCTTCTGGGCATCGCCCTGCTTGGCGAGCTCCTTCAGCTTCGACCGGGTGACGAGCTGCTCGGTGCGCTCGGCGACGGCGGCGCCCTGGCGGTAGATCCCGCCCTGCTGGCCGACCACCTGCGCGGTCTCGCGGACGGTCTCGACGGCGTCCCTGCGTCGGCGTCCCTTCGCTCGCTCGCTGGCCTTCTGCTGGGCAGCCTCGATCGCCTGGACCGCGTCGACCGAGGCCTTGGTGATCTCCTTCTGCGCGTTCCGGATGTCCGTCGCGGCCTTGCGGATCTCGGACGTGACGGCGCTGCCGCCCTCCACGTCGAGCCGAAGGATGGCGGTGGTTACGGTGCCCATGGGATGTCAGCGCTCCGGATCTGGCTCAGGACGGCGAGGAGGCAGGAGTCCGCGAAGCTCGAGCTCGTGCTCCAGCCACTCCTCGCCCAGGTAGCCTAGGAGCTCGGTGGTGTCGCAATCGTCGATGCTGCGATGAGTGCGTTGAGCATGGCGTACTGCGTATCGGTTCCGAAGGACGCCCAGTACGTCGAAAGCGCCCCGGCGGTTTTTACCTCCGTCATCCACTCGATCAGGCCGCGGCCCTCTCGGCGATCCTCCGGCAGCTCCTCCATCGTGAGCTCGGGGTAGCGCTCGACCCGGAAGAGAGCGATCTCGCGCAGGAGCGCCTCGCGCTGCGGTGCTTCGAGCTCCTCTCGGATCTCGCCAGCGCTCTCGAAGAGCTGCTGGTTGGCGTCGTCCGGGTCACGCACGAGCAGCAAGAGGAGCTGTCGCTCGTACTCGGCCCGGTAGAGGTTCTGCTCGGCGGTGAGTGAGAGGTCGAGCGCCGAGAGCTTCAGGCCCTTGGTGAGGTGCTGCCGCGTCGCGACCTCGGCGGCCTGCTCGTCCTCGTCCCGCGCGACCCAGAGGCGGGCCTTCTGCCCGGGCTCTCCCGGGAAGGGGACCAGCTTATCGGGGCGCTTACGGCCTGCGCGCCGCCGCGCGAAGTTCGAGACCCGCGTCTCAACCTCGTCGTCGTCGCGCGCCATCAGACCGTCTGCTCGTCGCCGTCGAAGTCGAAGTCGAACTCCGCCTTGCCGGGCGACCCGCTCGGGTTGCAGGTGAGGATCTTGCCCACGGCCGTGAACACCTCCGGCCCGATCTGCACCTTGAGCGTGACCTCGGTCTTGTCGGTCCGGAAGCGGCGGATCTTGCGGACGTCCGTCCCCGTCTTCGCGACGGCGTGCTTGATCGACGCCGTCAGGTGCGTCGGGTCGGCGACGGTGGTGCCCGTGTTCCCGCCGAGGGTGTTCATGCGCTGGCCGCCCTCGCCGATCTTCAGGGAGATCTCGAGCGCGTCACCGATGAGCGCTCCGTTGAGCCATCCTCGGCAGCCCTGTGCCCATTCCTTGCGTGCCATGATCGTATGCCTTTCCGCGCCCGTGGGCGCGCGTTAGCCCTGCTGCAGGACCTCGACGAGGAACCCGTGGAAGTGCTCGATGACGTCGATCGGCACGGTCGCGACGAGGAAGCTGTCGTCGCCGGTCATCGGCTCGACCAGCACCTGGTCGGCGAGGTCGTTGACGCGCACGAGCAGGCCCTCCCCCTCCATGGCACGGAGGATCGCCAGGATGTCTTCGCGCACCGCGCTCGGCCAGATGACGTCGCCGTTGACGCGCGCGTCGGGGTCGGGCTCGGGCACGAGGTTCTTCGTCGCGTAGGCCACGCCGGCGAACGCTTCGATGCGGTCGGCGACCTCGTCCGCGACGGCGACCTTCGCCGGGTCGAGGACGCGGTAGGACGTCGACCCGGCGACGTTGGTGGTGCGCGTGGTCGCGGGGCGCACGACGCGCATGTAGCCGGGGTTGAGAGGGTCGGGGACGAGCGGCGTGAGCCCCGCCGCGAGGCACGCGGCGATGTCGTTGTCCGAGAGGAGGTCCTCGTTCTCGGTCTCCTCGATGTCCAGCTGCAGCCCGTTCTGCTTGGCGGCCTTGTACTGCGACTCGCCCTGGCGGACGCCGTCGCCGTAGATGCGCGCCGCCGCATAGTTGGCCGCGATCTCGCCGGGGGTGCGCGGGCTCTTGCGCCCGTAGACGATCGTGAGCCGCGCCTCCTGCTGCCCCGTGGCATCCGCCTCGGCCGTAGCGACGGTGGTTTCGACCGACGCGCAGATCGCCATCGCGCGGCGCCCGGCGTTGATGCCGGACACCGTGTTGAGGTGGGTCTTCACCCGTCCGCGGTTGGTGTCGTCGTCGCAGGCCGCGATGATCCGGTGGTAGCGGGTGGCCTGGATGGCCGCGAGCGCGGCCGTGAAGTTGTCCGCGACCGATCCCGGGGTCGCCGAGTCCGCACCGAAGTTCCCCCGTACCACCGCCGCGGCCGTCGTGCCGTTGAGCGCCATGGTGATGCCCGGCGCCGTGCACTCCAGCACCAGGCGGAGGCTGTTGCCGCGCGGCCCGGCGTTGGCGGCCGTGAGGGTCACCGTCGCAGTCGACACGCCCGCCGTCGCGGGCATCTCCAGCCAGCGGTCGAGCTCGGCCTCGAGGGCCGCGGCGACCGTCGCGGCGACGGCGCCCGAGGCGACCGCGACCTCGTTGATGAGCTGCCCGGCGACGCGCCCGCGGACGACGCCCGCGCCCGTCGCGGTGCCCGCGAAGAGGATCGTCGCCGTGGCTGCGACCGGGGTCGAGCCTTCGGCCACGGAGACGCCGTAGAGCAGGCCGCGGGGGGCCTTGCGGAACCAGGCGCGGGCCATCTGCGCCATCTCACTGCGGGCCCCCCAGTACGTCGCGGCGTCTTCGGCCGAAGGGATCCGCGTGGGGGTGCTGACCGCGACCGTCGCGACGCTGGTCGGGTTGCCGAGGATCACCGCCTTGAGGGTAGCGGTGGGGGCAGCGACGGCGCCGTACCCAAGGCGTACGGCGATCGCGGTGACGGGGACGAGCGAAGCGGTGTAGCCGCTCGGGGCCGGGAAAGTCATCGGTGGACCTCGGAAGGGTGGAGGGGTCAGGAAACGGGAACGGCACGGACGGCCGCGAGAGGCATGGGGGTGCCGCCCTCGCTCGAGGGCGCGTCGGTGAGGGTGGTGTTCATGCCCTCGAACGGCTCGCCAGGGGTGGCGTCTGTCGTCGCAGGGAGCGCGGCGCGTGCGCTGAATCGAACGAGGTGGGTGTAGTGGCTCTCGCGCTGCACGGACCACGGTCGATGGTCCACCAAGCGCACGACGTCACCGGCGTGCAGCCCCGCGATCTCCAGGCCCGCCAGGGCTTCCTTCACGAGCCGCGCGCAGCGCAACACGCCAGGCTGGCCGACGGTGCCCTTCGTGCCGGCAGTGACGGTGCGTGCGTCCTTCACGGTCACGTAGACCCGGAAGACGTGGCGTTCGACCACCTCGATGTCGCGGAGGAGCGTCTCTTCGTACGCGCCGTCCTCGCCCAGGGCGGTCGAGCTCTCGAAGGCGAGCAGGGCCGACGGGCTCTTGCCGAGCGTGGCCTCGTCGACGCCCTCCTGCTGGGTCACCTCGCCCGCCCAGCGGTCGACCATCACGAACGGGCCCGCAGGCGTGGCCGAGCGCAAGAGGGTCTGGAGCGTCGTCATGAACGCGCTCTCGATGGCGTCGAGGGTTGCGGCCATCAGAACCCCGCGCGCCGCACGGCGGCCTCGACGTGGTCGTGGAAGACCGCCTCGATCTCGCGATACTTCGTGGCGGCCGCGAGGCGAAGGAATCGGTACCCGCCGTGGATGTGCATGCGCTCGGTGCCCTCCTCGACGTAGCCCGCGTACGGAGCGATCGCGCCGGCGCCGCCTTCGAGGGTGTCCTCGGTGAAGCGGCCGGTGGGTGCCACGGGGAGGATCGACCGGGTGAGCCGACCGGTGCGGTCGGTGTAGTCGTGCGAGCGGCGGGCTTCTCCGGCGATGAGGCGACCCGCCTTGCGGAGACAGCGCTCGAGTTCCGTGTCGAGGGCGCCTGGGAGACGCTCGAGGCCGCGAGCGAGGGCGGTCGCGTCGAACTCGAACGAGAGCTTCATCCGAAACCCACGAGCGTCGTGCCGTTGGCCATGTCCGACCAGGGCGTCGCGGGCGGGTCGTCGTCGCCCGCGAGCCCTGCGACGGGCTGCGGGGCGCCGACGGTGGGGATGCGCGCCTGGTTGTCCGCCGCGAGACGCTTCAGCCGCGCGGTCGTGTCGTCGTAGAGGGCGCGGTAGGGGGCGCGCACGTCGCCCGCCATCGAGCGGAGGCGCACCTCGCACCAGAACATCCGCTGCGCCGCGATCTCTCGCACGCTGTCGGGGATCGTCCCGGAGAAGGGCGTGCCGTGGCTCGCGGACAGGATCTCGTCGATCTCGGTCTCCGCGGCGCACCCGGCGCGCACGAAGGCCTTCTCGTCGGCCGAGGCCGTGGCCACCGCCCCGTCACTATCCAGGTCGAACACCCGCAGAAACACATCGTCGCCCACGGCCTCGCGGACGTAGGTGACGGCTTCGGCGGTGGTCGTGCCCAGGTAGCGCAGGGAGGTGGCCATCGGTTCCGATCAGGTCAGGCCGGTGCCCGAATGGACGTGCGTGCTCGCGTAGGCCAGCACGAAGTTCTTGATGCCGTCGGGGGCGCTACCGAAGAGCACCGACCCGTAGGTGGTGTTGAGCGCCGCGGTGGTGTTCGTGCCGTCCACCGTCGCGAGCGCGCCGGGGGCCGAGGGGAGCGCGGCGAGGCCGAGCTTCTCGCCGGTCTGCACCGTGGCGGTGAGGGCGCCGCCAGCGCCGACGGTCTGCGTGGCGATCGAGGTCACGGTCTTGAAGACCTTGACGCCCTGCACCGTGGTCCCGGCCACGTCGGCGATGGTCTCGGTGACCGCGGCGTCGAACTGATCGGTGCCGACCACCGTGACGTCCCCGCCGTCCCAGAGGGCCGCGAAAACGACCTGCACCGTGCGGGGGATCGCCGGGTTGGTGAGCGCGGTGGTGACCGGCGCGCCGTTGTCGCTGGCGATGGCCGCGTGGACGTCCACACCCGCCGCCGCGGGTGCCGCGAAGGCGCCGAAGGCCGCAGCCGCGGTGGCCGCGGTCGAGCCGCCGATGGCGCCCCACGTGGGAGCCGCGCCGACGCCGCCGCTCTTGAGCACCTGGCCGAGGGCGACCGCGGCGCGGCGAGCGAAGGTGGTGGCGCTGTCGGCGTAGAGCAGGTCGCCGATGACCTGCGACGCGATCGCGAGATGCGCGGCGTTCAGCTTGTTGGCGACCGCGCCCACGAGCGTGTTGCTCCCGGCGACGAGGGTGCCCGACGCGCTCAGGATGAGCGACGTCGCGAGCCGCAGCGTGCGCCAGCGGTGGGAGGCGTCGCTCCCGAGGTCGAGGTCACCGTCGGTGGCCGGGTCGACGTCGACCGTGGTCGCCACGTCCTCGGGGAGGATGCCGCGGAAGGTGTTGCCGTCCCGGATCAGGACCTTGCCCGCGGCGACGAGCTTGCGCAGCCGCCAGTACAGGTAGTTGCTCATGGATCAGCCCTCCTCGGGCAGGTAGCGGACGGCGCCCACGGGGAGCGTCGCGGGGTCGATGTGGGGCGGCACCGGGTCACCCGGGCCGTAGGTCACGCGCTTGCCCGCGACGGTGAGCGGGACGCTCGCGTCGAAGACGGCGCGGCGGGGGCGGTCGAGCGAGGCCATCGCCTCGGCGAATGGGGGCGCCTGGAGCTGCGTGGCGATCTCCCGCTCACGCTCGGCCCACGACGCGTCGAAGATCTCCGCCTGCTCCTGCAGGCGCGTCTCGAAGAACACGCGCTGGGACTCCAGGCGCTCGCGGAGCTGCCGGTTCTCGGCGACGACGTCGCTCTCGACGAACACCGCCTCGGCGTGGATCGACTCCGGCGGCCCCTCGGGGATCGGGGGCAGCCCGGGCGGCGCATCCGCCTCGGCCGCGACGGGCGGGGCCGTGGCCATCACGGCGAGCGCGGCCACGGCCCCGAGATGGTTGCGGGAGCCTCGGCTCACGAGCGCATCCCGGTGATGATCGCCCCGTAGGTGGCGTCCACCACGGAGAGGCTGTTGGAGTAGGACACCTTCGCGCGGTCCGAGCCCTTGGGCCCCAGGCCCTCGTCGAACCAGGCGAGCGTGGTGAAGCCCGCGGCGCCGCCGCGGAGCATGAAGTTGCGCAGGAAGGTGCGCATCTCGGGGTTGGGCGAGACGTGCGCGAGCGCGATGGTGCCCGCGGGGTAGAGGCGCGCCTGCGCGCTGGTCCCGATGGGCGTGTAGCGCTGCTCGTCGACGATGACGTTCGAGATGCCCCAGTAGTTCGCGAAGTCCTGGGGCTGCAGGACGCCGCCGTTGGTGCTCTGGCTCGCCAGCACCGCGCGCAGGTCGTCGTTGATCTGCGCGGCCTGCCAGGCCTCCAGGCTCATCACCGCGTGCGTCGCGGGCGCGTACATCGCCCCGAGGCAGAACTGCATGTCGGCGAAGGGATCGGCCGTGACGCCGCCGTTCCAGTTGGTGGTGCCGGTGAGGGCGCGGCGGTTGGCCGACGCGTAGTTGGTGGCGAGCGTGACGGCGCTCTTCACCCGGATCTCGTGCTGCCGCTTGGCCTTGCGCGAGAGCTTCTCGACGAGGCGGGTGATCGAGAGCAGCGACGGCGCCTTCTCGGCGTCCGAGCGGGACTGGTAGTCCTCCAGCACGCGCTCGACGCAGCTGTAGTCGACCGTGAGCACGGACGAGGGGGCCTCGCCCGACTTGCCGCGCGCCGAGGCGGTGTCCTCGACCTCGCGGCGCTCCTCGGTAGAGTCCTCGAGGATGACGGTGCCCTTCATCTGGTCGACGAAGGCCGAGGGGGCGATCTCCTCGGCGAGGAACTCGGCCTCGTAGGCTCCGAGGGCGGCCTGCTGCAGGATCACCCGCGTGGTGACGTCCCGGTAGTCGATCGAGAGCTCGCTCACGACCGGGTTGGGATTCTGCTGAGGCAGTCGACGACGCCCCTCGGTGCGGCCCATGGCGCGCATCCGCTCGGCGGTCTCGCGAGGGTCCTGCCCGAACGACTGGAGGCGCTCGGCGGCAAAGGGGTTCATACCGAACGTGTTGGGGGCGTTCACGCGCCGACGCTGGGCGGTGTCCTTGATGAGCATTGAGTTGATCTCCTGTGGATGGTCAGCGGGTGGTCAGGGGATCAGCCCTGGTAGGTGAAGCGCTCCCAGCGCACGACGACCTGGGCGCCGGCGGTCGCGGCCGCGGCGGTGAGCGCGCGCCCGACGATCTCGTAGTTGGTCCCGGGCGTCGGGGAGCCCGGCATGGCCTTCACGCGCCCGCCCGCGGCCAGCGAGGCCCCGGCGACGGCGTAGAGCTGATCGCCCACGGCGATCGTGCCGGTGCCGTCGGACTCCAGCACCAGGTCGCCGTCGGTGAAGACGTCGATCGCGTCGTCGTCGACCACGCTGTGCTGGATGGCGCCCGCGATCTTGCCGACACCCGTGGTGTGCAGCGAGTCGATCGCGTGCTCGTTGCCGTCGGGCGTGCCGTAGCCGACGAGCTTGTTGGTGGGCAGCGTGCTGCCCGAGCGGTTCACGCCGGGCTTGATGCGCTCGGCGGCGGGGGTGCGGACGGGTCCGATCATGGTCGTTCTCCGGTGAAGGTGGGGAGGGACAGGGCGCGCCGATCAGGCGAGCTGCAGGGCCTCGCGCGCGGAGTCGGCCGTCTCGCCGCGCTGGAGGTGGTCGATCGCCTCGGCGACCGAGAGGCCGTAGCCAGCCTCGGCGTAGACGCCCTGGAGGTCGCTGATCTGCTGCGAGAGCTCGACCTTCGCGCCGGGGGTCTTCGGGGTCTCGCTGGTCTTGGTGGAGGCCGCGATGGTGGTCGTGCGCGCCGCGTCCTGCGACCGCTGGGCGAGCTCGGTCACGCTCGCGGCGGGGTACTTCGCGTCGAACTGCGCGTGGTCGGTGCGGCCCAGGGCGAGGAGCGCCGGGGCGACGTCGTCCTTGTCCCAGCCCTTGGCGAGGCACACCTCGTCGACGCGGCGCGAGAGCTCGGCCTCGGCGCGCTCGGCGGCGGCCTTGGCCTCGGCCTCGCTGCGGGTCTTCTCGGCCGCCTGCAGGGTCGCGAGCTCGGTCTTCACCTTCGGCAGCTCGGCGCTGGCGGTGACGAGCTCGGCCAGGCGCCCGGCGAGGGGCGCGTCGGCGACGAGCGAGAGGGTGGCGCGGACGGCGGCGCCGTCGCGGGCGAGGGCGACGATCGCGGCCTGCGCGGCGTCTTCGTTGGCGGCCGGGATCTTCATCTCCGCGGCCAGCTCCAGGAACTTCAGCATGGGATTCTCCGTGTTGGGGGCGGCGCTGCCGCGGGACATGGACACTGGGTCGGGCGCGGGGGCCGGGGAGAGCTCGGAGGCGACGTACCAGCGGTGCGTGCCCATCGACTCCATCCCGTCGAACACGATCCCGTAGGCGGTGCCCTCGACGAGCGTGACGGTGCCGGTGGACTGGCCTGCCATGTGGGGCGTGCCCTTCACGCGCACGCGGTCGCCGACTGCGTAGGAGGCGCCACCGGGAAGGGTCGTGAGGGCGGTGCGGACGGTGGCGATCACCTCGGTGGCGCTCTTCAGCGCGTCGAGGCCGAGGGCGCGGCGGATCTGGCCGACGAGGTCGTCGGTGTCGACGCCGCTCGCCTCCTCGGTCTGACCGGAGAGCGTCTCCAGCTTGTCGAGCGCGGCGAGGGTGTCGGCTTCGGTGCTCACCACCGGCAGGTCGAGCACGCAGCGGAGCATCGCGAGCACGTCGCCGCGGCTCTCGATGTCGCCGTACCAGTAGCCGAGCTCCGCGCCCTTCGAGGCCGCCAGGCGCGGCAGGTCCGCGAGGCGCGGGTGCGCGGTCAGCGAGACCGAGTGCAGCACCGTGCCGAGCGCGAGGCCGGTCTCCTCGGAGACGCCGGCGGCGGTGGTGACGGAGCAGAAGGGCCAGGTGGGCGGCGCGCTCGTGGTCTCGTCGCCGACGATGGAGAGGCGCACCTCGTCGCTCACGTCCAGGCGTCCTTCGAGCGTCGCGACGGTCTTCGAGAGGCCCGCCACGGTGCGGGTCATCGACCCGCGGCGCAGCTCGACGATCCACCCGCGCGGCTCGGCCCACTCCACGGGGCCGCCGCGGGTGTCCGCGTGCTCCACGACCAGTGGGACCTTGGGGTAGGACGCGAAGTTCTTCACCATCGCGTCGATGTCGGCGCTGGTAACCTTCGCGTGGGAGCCGTCGCGCATCCGGTAGCCCTTCAGCTCGACCTCGTAGGCGAGCACGCACCAGGGGCCACCGGCCGCGTCGGAGGGGGGCACCGCGAGCTCGACGGGGAGGCCGTAGCTCTGGGCCTGGGGGCGGGCAGCGAGCTCGACGAGGAGCGGGAGGAGGTTCATGGAGTGCTCTTCGGTGGGAGGGCGTTGGGGTCGACGGCCTTCGCCGGGTCGACGCCGAGGGGCTTCGGCGCGGGCTGGCTGGCGATCGGGTCGCCGAGCAGGCGCTCGCCCTCCACCGCCTCGGGGACGCCGATCTGTTCGTTGAACCAGCGCTCCGGGATGCGGGCGCCAGCGTCTCGCGCGGTCTTCATCGCGCCGGTGAACACCTGCAGGTCGAGCGCTTCCTCGTGGGAAGCGCGCAGACGCGGCACCGGGCAGTTGGCGCCGAAGTAGTCGGGGTTGGCGCGGATGAAGCGGCGGAAGAGCTCGGTGCCCGCGCGCCCCACGTCGCGGCAGTCGGCGCGGTAGGGCGTCATGGCCTGGCGGGCGGCGACTTCGTGCGAGGCCCGCGCGCCGGCGACGATGTCCGTCACGCCGGTGGTGCCGTTGATGGCCTTGGAGAGGTACGCGTCGACCTTGTCCGACGTGAGGATCTGCGCCGGGTTGGCGGGCATCTCGAACTTGAGCGCCTCCAACCGGACGGTGTCGGGGAGCATCGCGCGCAGCGACCCGCTCATCGCAGCGATGGCGCGCTTTCCAGCGGCGACGTCGTCGGCCGTAGCCTTCCGGTCGCCGTTGCTCTTCTTCACCGCGCCGTCGGCCGCTGCGCCGCCCGCGTTGAAGTAGCCGATGACCGGCGGCCGCCCGAAGGTCTCCAGGAGCGCCATCAGGTGCTTCCAGGAGTAGACGCCGAAGAGCCAGTACCAGCAGCAGACCGCGAAGAGGCCCTCGCTCGCGCGGTGACCGCCTGCGACGCGCGGCTCGTGCACGAGGAACTTGTCCGGGTGCAGGTCGGAAACCTTCACGCCGTACATCCCGCCGAAGGGGCTGGAGGAGTCCTGCGCGTCCCAGATCCGCAGCGCCCAGGGGTCCGGGTCGAAGCGGTCGCAGGCGTAGGACAGGCGGCGCTCGGCGATGCGGGTGAGCGCGACCGGGGCGACCCAGCCCTGCCAGCGCTCCCAGGAGACCTCCTGCAGGCCCGCGGGGTAGTACTTCGCGCCCACCATCTCGGCGGACCAGGTCGACCAGCCGCGCTCATCCCACTCCGCGAAGAGCTCCTTGCAAGCCCCCATCGCGCGGTCGGTGCGACCCTTGGGACCGCCCTCGGGGGCCACCACCTCGAACTCCGTCTCGGATACGCTGAGCTCGCGGTTCTGCAGCTGCGTGTGCAGGTGCGGGTGCGTGCGGCGCGCGTGGTCGGCGAGGTCGGCCCAGGCCTCGAGGTGGCCCTCGTTGCGACGGCGCAGGAGCTGCCCCAGCGCCTCGGGCGTGATGTTCACGCCCAGCACGTCCGACTCGCGGTCGGTCCAGGGACCGGGGATCGCGAGGGACTCGCTACGCGCCGAGCGCAGACGGGTGGCGGCGGCTTCGAGGTAGCCGGCCGCGACGTCGGTGAGGCGCGTGAGGAGGGTGGGTGCCATAGAGGATCAGCCCGCGAAGGGCGAGAAGTCTTCGGTGCCGAGCACGTCGTCATGGGCGACGGGGAGGCGCGGGGTCGACACGTCGGGCTCGTAGAAGCGCAGCAGCGTCGCGTCTCCCGCGTCGGGCGATCGTCCGAGCCGAGCGCGGATCTTCAGCTTCGGCTCGACGAGGATTCGGTTGTAGCGATCGAGCGAGTAGCGCGGGGCGCGCAGGTCCTGGCTCAGGTCCTCGTCGTCAGGCAGCGAGGCGCCATCCCGAAGGCGCTCCTTCGCAGTGAAGTGCAGCTCGGCGCGGAGGTTCGCGTAGCTCTCGGGGTCGTCCGCCGCCTCGCCGGTGTTGACCGCGACGGCCTTGCACTCGGCGGTGGGCTCGAAGGCCTCGTCGTCCCAGGTGAAGCCCTCGCCCGCGAGCAGCGACCACACGCCGAAGCCGACGCCGTTCGCGTCGATGTTCACCACCGGCACCAGGCCGCGGCAGCGCTCCTCTTCGGTGCGCAGCGCCCGCAGCGCCCGCAAGGTGCGCCCGGCGACTGCGGGCGAGTCCCCAGACTCGATGACCACGAGCGGGAGTCCGCGGCGGCCGCGGCCCGGTGCGAGACGGCTGGAGTCACCGCCGAAGGCCGCGACGTCGAGGCCTGCGACCAGGGGGCCGTCCGCCTCGGCCGTGAAGGCCATCGCGGCGCGCACGAGCTCGCCGCCGAAGATCTCGTCGTCGCCCGAGGTCGGGAACTCCCCGCGCACGCGTACCGACACAAAGAGGCTGTCGGCGCCGTACTTCGTGATCATCTTGTCGACCCACCCCTGGGTCGCGAGGCCCGGGATCACCGCCTCGCCCGTGATGTTGGGCGACTCGCGGCTGTCGATGTGCAGCGGGTGGTAATCGCTCCCGGGCTGGTGGGAGTCGTAGAAGGCGCCCGAGGTCTGCGTCGGGTTGGAGATGAGGAAGAAGGTCGCGCCGGCGGCGGCGTTGCCGTCCAGGGCCTCGAAGACCGGGCGCTCGACGCCGCTCGCCTCGTCGATGATGAACTTCTGGAACGGGCCGCTGAAGCCCGCGATCGCTTCGGGCTGGCTGTTGTCGATCGTGAAGCCGATGAACTCCCGGCCGTCGCCCCAGCGGACGCCGGTGCCTGGGCGCTTGCCGGGCTTCGGGAGGCGGTAGCCGCGGCGCGTGGCCCGGGCGTGGAGCGCGACGACCTCGCGCCAGATGATCTCGGCGACCTGGCGCCCCGTCGGCGCCGTGACGATCGCGCGCGCCGCGGGGCGGGCGACCGGGTCGGCCGTGTACCACCAGCCGATGACGGCCGCGCTGGTGGACTTGGAGACCTTGTGGCCCGAGCGGACCGAGACCCGCTCGTGGTCGCGCGCGGCGTGGAGCACCTCGCGCTGGCGCTTCCAGACCCTGAGGCCGAACACCTGCTCGGCGAAGACGACGGGGTCGGCGAGGGCCTCGGAGCTGATGACCTTCGCGCGGACCTGGTTACGCTTCTCCGCCCTCGCCCTCAGCCTCGCCTTGATCTTCTGGTTGATCAGGGAGGTCAGGTTCAGCATCGGGGTCGTTCAGGATCTCGTGCGCGACCACCACCTCGTTCACGCGGCGCAGGGCCTCCGTCGTGGCGCGGAGGTTCTTCGACCCGCGCGCCCGCTCGAGGACGAGCTGCACCAGGGCACGGCGGGCATCGCGGGCCTCGTCGATCCACCCCTGGCGGGCCTCGACCCGGAGGCGGTCCATCGCCTCGCTGATGGCGGGAGTGATGCGTCTGCGCCAGCCCACGATGGTCTTGAAGAAGACCCCGTGCAGCTCCGCCGCGCGCTTGTCGCCGAAGAGCTGCGCATCGAGCAGCGCGCGGGCGATCTGCGCGTCGCTGTGATTACGCGAGAAGGTATGCTTGCGGGAGGCCACACATCACGCTGCGATCGCCGCGCGCGACGTGCCCCGCAGCCAGCGAACGAAGGAGACCGGCTCGACGCGGTAGGAGGGGCGGCCACCGCGGGACCCGGGACCCGGCTTCGCAAGGGAGACACGCGGGACGTTGCGGTCGATCTCCTGGCGGTCGAACCACGTCGTCAGGTAGCGATGCGCGGTGCGCTCCGAGCCGCCGAGACCGGCAGCACGCAGCGCTCTGGCGAGGGCTTCGACGTCCATGGTGGAGGAGCCCTGTCGAGGTGCTTGCCATGCGGCGGGCACAAGTCGACTTAGGGGCGGTAGAGGGAGGGTTGATGGCGAAAACCTCGCCGTCAATGCCCCGCCTCCGAAATCGTCCCTCACGCCCCGCACCACCCACGCACCGCCTCCGCCAGCCGCGCCTCCGCTTCCGCCTCCCGCTGCACCTCCGGCGGCACCGTCGCCCGGTCGATCCGCGGCCTCCCCGGTGCGCGGTACACCTGCACCACCGGGCGCGGGAGCAGCTCGTCGACCACGACGGCGACCGCCTCCTCCCAGGACGTGGACAGCCCGCAGCGGCGACCGAGCACCCGCAGCACCCGAGCGGGCTCGGCCGGGAGCGCGGCGAGGCGAGCGGCGAGGGCGCGGCCCACCTCCGCGGCGACGGGCTCCTCGTTGAGGGGCCTCGAGGTCTCGTCGCAGTAGCGCAGCAGCTCGACGATGAAGTCCGCGCGGGCCCGGCGGCCAATCGTGCTGATGGGGGAGAACACCAGCCGAACGAGGTTCTGCACCTGGTCGTCGGTGGCATCCGAGGAGGCGCCCCCGGCGAGGCCCATCATGCGGCCGATGGGGTTGATGTCGCGGCGCACCGGGATGCGGGTGCGGTCCCGCTCCTCGCCGACCCACTGGCGCAGGGTGCGCAGCTCCTCGATCGCGACCGCCAGCTCCCGCACGGGCGGCGCGAGCTCGACCACGCACGACGGCCGCGCGGGCCAGGTCCAGTCCTCGTCGGCGTACACCCGGCCGCAGCAGCAGACCTGCGGGGTGCCGTCGTCGAGGTAGCGCGCCTCGGCCAGCGGGCACCCGTCGCAGTCGCTGGCGGCGACGCGCGGCGACACCAGGGAGAGGCGGGGAGCCTCCGCGTCGGGACAAAGAGGGACACCGGCTACCTGCTCTGCGCTCACTCGCTCGCTCCTCCCGCCGCCACGCGGCTCCACCACACCCGCCGCCCGCCGCGCTCGTAGACGCCGCGGGTGCCCGTCGTGCTCCACCCGGCCAGCAGCAGGGCGCAGTGCTCGGCGGCGCTGGGGAGGCGCAGCCGGGTGACCAGCCGCCTGCCCGCTCCTGCCGCCATGCTCGTCGAGGGCGCGAGCCAGGGAGCGGCGCTGCCATCGTCGAGGGCCCCGGGAGGCTCAGGAGAGGCGGCGAGGGGCAGGGACGCCGGATGGGGCGTCAACGCCTGAGAGATGGCGCTCATGAGTGCAGCCCTCCCGGCACCACGGGACCCAGGTTCACCTCGCCCCAATCGAGGTCGTCGTCGAAGCCGGGGGTGGCGAGTGACGATGGTGACGGTAGTGACTGTGTTTCAGCCCCTAGCCCTTCTGGCTCCCTATTATTTACGTGCGCGCCCTCATGCGCGCTCATACCCGTAAAAAATGACTTTTCTCGCACGGGGTAGCCGGAAACATCGTCACCATCGTCACCATCGTCACTCTCCCGGGGCAGCGCCTGGACCCGGGCCGGTCCTCGCCCCGACTCCCGGACGCACCACATGACGCCCTCGTTCCCCTTCTTCGCGAGAGAGAGCGCCCGCAGCACCCCGTCTGCGCACATCACGACGCGTCCCTTGTAGGACCTGAGCACCGTCCCGAGCTGCCGCGTGCTCGGGAGCTTCCCCGGGCCCGTCGCGATGAGCTCCGCGAGCGCCTCCCTCAGCGCCGCGTACATCACCGGCCGCTGCTGCCCGAAGGCGTCGCGGTCGTCGCGGTCGAGCTCCCGCAGCGCCTGGGCGGCGGTGCAGTGCCCGCCGTAGCGCTTCGCGACCTCGGGCCAGCCGAGGATAAGCCCCCGGAGCGCGCCCGCGGTGTAGTCGGCCTCGGCGCGCAGCTCCTGGCGCGTCTCGGCCGGGTCCGGGAGCCCGCACCACACGATGGCGCCCCGGATCAGGTCGGACCAGCCGGTGAAACTGCCCCAGGACGGGAGCCGGTCGCGCGGGCGGCCGGCGAGGGCGTAGGCGCGCAGGACGGTGAGAGCGGCCGTCACCAGCTGCGCGCGATGCTCTCGGGCGTAGGCCTCGACGTCTCCATGGCGGAAGCCGGTGCGGTCCTCGGGGTTCGCCTCGGGCGACTCCAGCCGCACGTGGAGCACCCGGCGCTGCATATCGCCGATGAGCGCGACGTTGTTCCCGGTGGCGAACCAGGTGATCGCGAGCGGGAGCTTGATGGTGGTCGAGGAGCCGAGGATGCGGTCGGACCATTCGGTCGCGGTCAGCGCCGCGTCCATCGAGGGCCCGCCGAGGGAGCCGACGATGTTGTCGATGAGCACCAGCGTGGCGCCCTCGATCGCCAGCGCGGTGATGCGCTTCCTCTGCTCGGCGTCGTCTTCGACGGGCGCCATCACGGCGATGGGCCTCCCGGCGACCACCTCGGAGACCAGGGAGACGCACTTGCCCTTGCCCGCGCCGGCCGTGTTCGCGTCGAAGAGGAAGAGCGGCTTCGGCCCGCTGAAGGCGTAGACCGCGAGCGGCGTCAGCAGCGCGGCGATGGCCGCCGAAGCGTGGGCAGGCGTGCGGAAGGGGAAGTCGCAGAAGAGGTCGGCGAGGAGAGCGATGCTCTGCTGGGCGTCGGCCTGGGTGGGGCTCTTGGGCACGGCCGGGTACGCCCGCGACGGCACATAGATCACGCCTGTGGCCGGGTCGTAGCCGGGCTCCTCGATGACGCTCCCGTCGGGGCGGAGCATCGGGCAGTCGACGATGCCCTCGAGGGCGCGCAGGCCCTGCCACTGCCCGCGGGCAGCGACGGCCTGAACGCAGGTGCTCGGGACGTGAGCGACCTTGGGGCCGTCCTCGGTCTCGGTTACCCACGCCGCGGCGCCGGAGAGGTACTCGCGGAGCGTGGGCAGCGGGAGCGGGGCGATGCGCGAGGCGCCCGCAGGTCGGGTGATGCCGCGCAGGGGCGACTGATCGGCGAGGACGTAGACCAGAGCGCCGCCGCGCTGGTAGACGCCGGGGTGGCGGGCGAGCGCCTCGACGGCCTCGTCGGCGACGCGGTCCTCGTCGGGGCCGAGCCGGATGACGGGCTTCTTGACCGCCATGGCTTCGACCCTGGCGGTCGCGGCGGCGCGCCTCTGGTCGCGCTCCTGCTGATCCTTGATGGCGTTGACCGCCGCATTGAACGCCCGGAGCGGGACGTTCGCGGCGCGCAGGATCTCCTTCGCGCGGGTGAGCCCGGCCGCGTCGAGCGCGGCGCATTCGGCGACGGTGCCCTCGTCGAGGGCGATGGAGGGGTCGGCGGCGAGGCGGGCGAAGACGTCGACCTCGTCCTCGGCCTCCATCCCCGCCCTCTCCAGCGTCTCCGGCCGGGGCTCGCGCCCGGCGGCGCGCAGGATCGCGACGAGCTCGCGCCACATGGCCTGGCCCGCGTGGACGGCGAGGGGCGCGCCGGCGGAGAGCGCGTCGTCGATGCCCTTGGGTCCAGCGGCCCATGTCTCGACCTCGAGCTGGGCGCCGGGCATCTCCGCGCATAGCAGGTGCGCCGCGTGCTCGAGGCCCCCCGCGACGTGCGGGTTCGTCCGCGCGTCAGCGTCCCACGCGAGGCGGATGGCGGCGGGGGCGAGGGCGCGCAGGACGGGCAGCGCGCTCCGGGCGGCCATCGCCCCGGGGATCGCGAGGGTGACCACGCCGGAGAGCGTGGTCGCGACGTCGGCCTTGAGCGGGCCCTCGGTCAGGCGCACTGCCCTGGGGCCGCCAGCCTCCACAGCCGCAGAGAGCATCCCCTGGGCGCCGAGCGGCGCGTGCGCAGGGCTCCCCGACGAGGCGCCGCCCTGGCTCGCGCTGCTCAGCCACAGGTAGCGGGGGTCCGCGGTGCCATCGCGGCGGACCTTGAGGGCTGCAATATGGCCCTCGGCGTCGCGCACGGGGATCAGGACGCCGTCGAGGTCGGGCAGCTTGCCGAGGTGCAGCCCGGGGACGTCGCCCGGGAGGGTGCCGCCGAGAGCCGTGCGGACGGTAGCGACGACGGACGCGCGCTCCCTGGCTGTACGCGGGAGGGTGCCGTAGCCGCGGGCAGCGACGTCCTCGACGGTGAGCCCGCGACCCAGGAGCCCGGCGGAGTGCTCGGGCGAGAGGGGGCAGGCGCCGAGGAGCGCCGTGTAGACCTGGTGCCGCGTGTCGACGGTGGCGAGGGGCGCGGCGGGCGGTGGCTCGTGGGCGCGGCGGGCGGCCGGCGAGACGTTGTCGGCGAAGAAGAGGCGGTACTCGCCGACCTCGTCTTCGCGCGCGACGCCGCCCTCGATCGCGTAGCAGCACTTGGCCACGCGGCCGTCGAGGGTCGCGGCGCAGCGCTTCGGGCTCTTGCAGATGCGACAGGGCGCGCGGTGGGAGACGGGCTTCCAGTCGCGACTCATCGTGCGTCTCCCCGGGCGCGGAACCACTGCTGCATCGCCGCGATCGTCCGCACCTGTGCGGGCATCGCGAGGCTCTTGAGGACGCCCGCGCCGTAGGGCTTCGAGGTGAGGCGCGGGTCGCACACGACCACCACGCCCCAATCGGTCACGCTGCGGATCAGCCGCCCGGCGCCCTGGCGGAGTGCGAGGGTGGCCCTGGGCAAGGACTCCTCCCGCCAGCCGGTCCAGCGGTCGCCCGTGCGCGCGAAGGCGAGCTCGGAGAGCGCGTCGAGCACCGGGTCGCCCATCACCGGGAAGGGCATCTTGTCGAGGACGACGGCGACGACGGCCTCCCCGGGCAGATCGACGCCCGTCCAGAAGGACGTGGTCGCGCAGAGGATGGAGGGGCGCGCCTTCATCGCGGCGAGGAGATGCGGCCGGGGCTGCTCTCCCTGGCAGAGGACCGGGACGCCTATATTACGGGAGCGCAGGTACTCGGCCGCGCGCTTCGCCATCCGGGTGCTGGTGAAGAGCGCGAGTGTCCGGCCCCCGGCCGCACGGGCCGTAGCCTCGACGGCCTCGCAGACCTTGGCGTCGAAGCCCTCGCGATCGCGCGTCGGGTCGCCCATCCCGGCCGGGAGGCAGAGCAGCGCCTGGGTCGCGAAGTCGAAGGGGGAGGCGACGGCCAGGGCGGGCGTGGTGGCCGGGAGCCCGAGCTGCTGCCGAATCCAGTGCCATGCATCCGACGCAGAGGCCGGGGCCGCCCGGTTGAGCGCCGGGAGCGGCCCCGTGGTGAGCGTCGCGCTGCTGAGCACGACCGCGCGCGACCGGGCGAAGAGCTCGTCCTTCAGCACTGTGCCCACGTCGAGGAGCCGCCCGCAGAAGCGCACGCGCTCGTGGCCGCGCTTGTCGGTGTGCGACTCGAGCCAGAGCACCGTGTGCGGCGCCTCGTCGGGGCAGACGGCGGCGTCGAGCCAGGAGCGGACCCTCCTCGCCCGCCTCTCGGCGTTCTCGGCCGCGCGCATGATCTTGCGCTGGTCGGGGTCGATGTCGCTCCCGAGGGCCTTGAGGCTCCGCACCACCTTCGACGCCATGGCCGCGGCCCGATCGAGCAGGCCGACGAGGTGCTCCGCCGGGAGGCCCTCGCGGAGGCGGTGCGCTTCCTGGCGCTGTCCCGGGTGCACGATGGGCAGCCGGTCGGACATCTCGCGCCAGAGGGCGGCGGCGGCCTGCTCGATCTGCTGCGAGAGGGCGATGCACTCGCCCTCCGCGCCCTCCTTGCCCCCTCGGTCGCTGCGCTTCAGCCAGCCGCTGACCTTGGCCGCCATGCGCTCGGTCATGTCGCAGCCCATGAAGTCGCGGGCGATGTCCCCAGCTTCGTGGGCCTCGTCGCAGAGCACGGTGTCCCAGGCGAGCCCGCTGTCCTTGCCCGCGGTCTTGGGGACGATGATGTCCTGGAAGGTCTCCCTTCTCACTGAGATGTGCGCGAAGAGCAGGTGGTAGTTGACGACCACCACGCGGACGCCCTCGGCCTTCGCCTTGGCCTTGCGAGCGAAGCAGGCGTCGAAGTGGTCGCAGCCGTCGCGCAGGCAGTCGTCGGACTCGACCGAGCGCATCGCCCAGACGCCGTCGCGCACGATCATCGGAAGCTCGAGCCGATCGCCCGTCTCCGTGGTGCGCGCCCAGGTGTCGATGGCACGCAGCTCGGCGCGCTCGTCAGAGGAGAGGAAGTGCGGTGCGGGCTCGGAGAGGGTGTTGGAGCAGAGGTAGTTTCCCCTGCCTTTGAGCAGCGTCCACGTGAGCGGCTCGCGCAACTCGCTCTCCAGGGCCTTCGCGAGCGCGGGCAGGTCGTGCTGCACCAGCTGCTCCTGCAGGGCGATGGAGGCGGTGACCACGAGCACGGTGCGGCCCGTGCGGTCGGCTTCGAGGATGGCCGGCACCAGGTACGCGAGCGTCTTGCCGGTGCCGCAGGGCCCTTCGGCGAGGAGCGCGCCGCCCTGGTCGATGGCGTCTGCGATGGCCCTGGTGAGCACCATCTGCCCGTCCCGAGGCGCGTAGCCGGGCCAGTGCGCGGGGAGCACGTCGGTGAAGACGCGGGCGGTGCGCTCGGAGAGGGTGGCGGGGGTGGGCTTGAGCCATGGCCCCGCGATGACGTTCTCCGCGCTCGGGGGCGGGAGCTTGCGGGCGGCATCAGCCACGGGACACCTCCCCCATCTGCGCGCTGTCCATCCACGCCGGCCGCTCGACCTCGAAGCCCGCGACGATGCAGCCGCAGCGCATCACGGCCTCGACCGCGCGCACCGCGTCCTCGACGGAGCGCACGACGGCGACGCTGCGCCCGCCCCCGACGATCAGGCCGTCGGGGCGCTGCACCCCGTGGCGCGCGGTGGTGTGCCACCTGCGCTGGTGCTCCTCGACGACGCCGTCGGGGGTCTTCACCTCCAGCCACAGGGCCAGCGCGGAGCCGTGGTAGAGCACCTCGCAGAGCAGGTCGGGCGCGCCCTTGCCGCCGACACCGTACTCGACGCGGGCGCCGCCCTCGTAGACGGCCGTCCCCACGTTGTTCCGCCATACCACCACGCCGGACATCTGCCCGAGCGCCGCCATGATCCGCGCCTGCAGCAGCGCTTCGGGGTTGCTGCGCAGAGTCTTCTTCGGGGGAGCGTTGACGGCGCTACGAGGCATGGCGTTCTCCATCGACCGATGAAACAGACTGGTTTTCGAGGTATTCGCGCACCCAGGAGGGCGGCTTCTTGAGGACGGTGGCGCGGGCCCAGGCGGGCGAGATGTCGGGGCGGCGGGCGGTGATGGCGCGCACGGCGCCGTCGACCCACTGCGCGACGCGGGCGCCGATGGGGATGGAGGAGGCCGCGAAGAGCGCGGCGCGCTGCACCCGGAGGAGCCGCACCGGCGAGTGGTGGATGGAGCCGCAGGCGGGGCAGACCGTGCGCGGGCTAAAGAGGTGGTGGCAGGCCTCGCAGCGACGAAGCGGCATCGGGCGCTCGACGAGGCTGCGACCCTGCGCGCCCTCCAGGCTCCAGCGCCGCGCATCGTCGGGCAGGCCGTGAAGGTGGACGGCGCCGCGGAGGTCGTAGATGTGGCAGTCGGTCTTCACCCGGCCGGTGATCGGGCAGGTGTACGGCCGCAGCCCACGACCGATGGCCTGCAGGTACGGCGTCACGGTCGTGAAGGCGCCGCAGAGCACCACCACGTCGAGGACGGGCGCGTCGAAGCCTTCGAGCAGCGCCTTGACGGTGACCAGGTGCTGCGTCTCGCCTGTGGCCAGCCGATCGCGGACGGTGCTGCGGATGTCGAAGGGCGTCGAGTCGAGGATGGTCTCCGCGCCCGGGATGCGCGCGGCGATGTCGAGCGCGTGCGCGGCGGTGGAGGCGAAGATGACCGCCCTTCTGCCGATGCAGCGGCTGTTCACCAGCTCGGCAGGGTCCTCGGCCACGCCTCTCGTGAGCACCTTCGCGGGTGCGTGCACGATCGGCTCGACGAGGTAGCCCTGCGTGATGAGCTCGCGGACGGAAGGGCCGGTGACGAGGGCGTCGAACTCATCCAGCGGCTGCTCGTCGCCGCGGCAGGGCGTGGCGGAGAGGCCGAGGATCTTCGCGCCCGTGGACTTGTAGTGCGCGATGACCTGTCTGTTGGTCGTCGAACTGCTGCGGTGCGCTTCGTCGAGGATGAAGCGGTGCGCCGGCGGCACCTGCTCCCCGCGCGCCAGCATCGGCGCGAGGGTCTGCGTCGAGCACACCTGAACGGGCGCCGACGGATCAGCAGCGCGCCCCGCCTTCACGATGCCGCAGCGCACGCCGAAGGAGCGGATGCGCTGCGCGGTGTCGTCGATGAGCTCTTCGAGGTGCGCCGCGAAGACGAAGGTCCGCCCCTGCGCGATCGACGGGACGATGAAGCCCTCGACGACGGTGGAAGTCTTGCCGCTACCCGTCGGCGACTGCATCAGCACCGAGTCGGCGCCGCCTTCGATGGCGCGATAGACGTCGCTGCGGAGCTGCCGCTGGAAGGGGCGGAGGGTCATGGCGCACCGCCGTCCGTGCTCGCCACCGGCATCGGGTGCTCCAACGCCAGCATGAACAGCACGCAGCACGCGGCGTGGGCGAGGTGCGGGAGCCCGGTCTCGGCATCGAGCTTCTCCCCGCGACGCCACGCCGAGAGGTGGCGGATGGACGCGTCGAAGTAGCGCGAGGGCGCGTCGGGCACCTTGCGCCAGTTGTCGGGCGCGTACTTCCGTGCGCCGAAGTCGAGCACGCGCACGACCAGCGTCGTGGCATCCCACGGGAGGAGCGACCAGGGCTCCTTCCCGGCGTCGTACTTCACGCCCTCGGCCAGCGGCTGCGCGCTCACAGCATCGCCTCCAGCGGGAAGCACTCGCGGAAGTCCCGCCCCTGCGCGTCCGGCCTCTTCAGCAGGTGCGGGAGCACGGCCGCGAGCATGGTGACGTCACCCATGGCCCGGTGCGCGTCCGCCACCGTGACGCCGTAGCGCTGGGCGACCACCGCGAGCCCGTGCCCGGTGGTGCGGTGGAGCAGCCGGGAGGCTTTGAGCGAGCAGTAGACGGGGATGGTGCCGGGGAGGCTGACGTCGCAGCGCTGGGCCTCGTAGCGGATGCGCGCGAGGTCGAAGGACGCGTTGTGCGCGACCATCACGAGGCCGCTCTTGACGGCCAGCGCGAGCACCTTCGGGAGCACGTCGACGATGGAGGGACTCTGGCGGACGGCCGCGTCGGTGATGCCGTGAATGGCGCTCACCTCGCGCGGGATGGCGCAGCCCGGGTTCACCAGCGACGAGCGGGCGCTGATGATCTCGCCTGTAGCCAGGCACACCTTCGCCAGCGCGATCTCGACGATCCGCGCGTCGTGGTCGCGGCCCGTGGTCTCCGTGTCGAAGACAAGGACGTGCGTGGTCTTCGGCCTGCTGCTCTGGCGGAGCAGGTCGAGCCCGTCCGCGCCCTGCACCACCGGCTGCGCGACCAGCTCCGCGACCGCGGGGTGGACGTGGGGTGCGCGCGGGAGGGAGGGCGGCGGGTAGTGGTGGTGGGAGGAGCGCGACATCAGGCGGCTCCTCCATCGCGATGCGCGGGCCAGCGGCCGACGAGGCGCGAGCGGTAGAGCGCCAGCGCTTCGTCCGCGTCCGCAGGCGACACGAACCACGGGCGCCCCTGCGGCATCCCGTCGACGTCTCGCTCTGCCGCGAGCGTCAGCAGCGCGCGCCGCATGGTCGTCTCCGAGACGCCGCAGCGGTCCGCGGCCTCGGGGCAGGTGAGCGTCGCGCGCCCTCGCGCGAGCCACGCTTCGACGGCCGCCGTCACGTCATCGGGGCGGACGCAGCGCCATCGGTAGAGCCCGCGGTTCGTTGCCCGCTTCCCGCTCCCACGAACCCGAAGCTTCACGCGGACGCCCGCTTCGGTGATCACCCGAAGGAGCTGCCGGCGGTTCATCCCGACCCGCTTCATCGCGGCGGTGACCGTCTCCAGCCCCTGCGCAGCGTCCTCGAGCTCAAGCGTCTCTGCCCTGCGCGCGATGGCGGGCGACCGGCGCCCGGGGAGGATGGCGCGCAGGCGGCGCTCCCCAAGCTCGCCCCACTCCCGGCGCAGGATGGCGTCTTCCTCGGGCGTCCACCGGCGGGAGTGCCGATAGAGTTTGAACTTCTCGGCTCGCTTGCAGACAGACCCCTGGGTGCGGTGCAACTGCTCCGCGCACCACGCAGGGCCGCGCTCCAGGTAGTGCTTGCGAAGGAGGTCTTCCTCCGCATCGGTCCAGAGGCGCCCGCCCGGGGGCAGCTTCGACGGACGGCTGGCGGGGGCGTTCACGCCTCCTCCGCCGCGCGCATCCCGCGCATCTGCACCGTCAGCGGGAGGGCCTCTTCCGCGTCGTCGGCGAGGTCGATCATCTCGCCGTCGTCGAGGCCCGCGACCTCGGTATCGAGGAAGGCGCGCGTGTCCTTCTCTCGCTGGGCGGTGCGGGCGGACTCGCGGGAGCCGACGAGCGATGCGGGCTTCTTCGCCTTCATCGCGCGCCCTCCCTCGCCCGCAGCGCCGCCCGGCCCCGCGCGATCTCCGCGCGCACCGCGGCGATGTCGGCCTCTGCGGCCAGCGCCTGGGCGTCGAGCTCGTCGTACTCGGCCTCGTCGATGTGCTCGTCCTTGCGGGCCTCGCGCACGCCCTTGATGAGCGCGGCGCACCGCTCGGTCGCCATCTCGGCGAGGTCGCGAAGGTCGCGCTGGGTCGCGGGCAGCATCGCCTGGAGGCGCGCGAGGCGGCGCTGGTAGAAGGGGACAGCGAAGCGGGGGCCGAGGGCTTCCACGTCGCCGCACGCGATGGCCGGGTCACCGTCGACGGTGAAGAGCCGGAACCCCTCGGGGCTGATGCCCAGGATCTCCGCGCAGCGCGCGATGGAGGCCCAGGCGTTCCCGGCCTTCACCAGCGCGCGGGAGGTGGCCTTGAGGTCGCGGGCCGCGTTGTAGCGGCCGGTGACACGCGCCGGGACGAAGGTCGAGACGCCCGTGGGCGGGGTTGGATTTTTCACGATGGCACCAACTCCCCGCTGCGGCAGGCGCGCCCGATGCTCGCTCCATGAACGCCGCCCGCCTCGCCCTGGTGCTGCTCTACCTGTCCCTCGGCCTCGGGGCCGTCCTGAGCGCTCGACCCGCCCACGCCGCTCAGACGCACGGGCTCGGCGGCCTCCTCGATGCACACGCTCAGCGCGCTGCTGATCGAGCGGGGCGGCTCCATCCCGCGGGCGACGCAGCCGAAGCCCGCGCCGTGGAAGCCGTGGATCTTGAGGCGGGATGTGGTCGCCTCGTCGATCAGCAGCCCGAGGTAGCGCGAGGCCTCGCGCTGGGCGGGGGTGAGGGCCATCTACGCCCCCACCCGCCCGTGCGTGGCGCCCATGGTGACGCAGCCGACGCCCGCGATGATGGCGCCCGCGAGCAGGGCGACGTGCAGGGCGATGGCGACGCCCGCGACGAGGGCGATGCCGCCCGCGATGTAGAGGGCGGCGGCGTGGCGGGTGAGGAAGGCGCGCATCTAGGCGACCCGCTTCCGCTCGGCCTCGGCCGCGTCGCGCTCGGCCTTCCGCGCAAGCGCTGCCTTGATGACGATGTCCTTCCTCCGGGCGTCATCCGCAGCGAGCGCTTCCCTCGCCGCGGCGAGGGAAGCCGCGGCGACCGGGTCGGCGGCGGGCGGAGGTGGCAGGGCAGGCGGAGTGGGGAGGTCGCTGAAGACGGGCTCAGGCTCGGACTCGTCTCGCCGCGCGATGACGCTGCGGATCGTCTCGAAGACCTTGGCGTCGGAGCCCCATGCCTCGATCTTGATGGCTCCGTCGGTGAAGAGCTCGATCGCGAGGGCCTTCTCCAGGCCGGGGGATCGGTTGCCGTTTTCCCAGTCCAGCCACGTCGGGTGCTTCACCCCGACGGCGT